GTACAGCATAATGTGTGGGGGAGAGTTGAAAGGAATATAATATAAAAAATATAATATTATATAATATTATATTTTTTATATTATATTCCTTTCAACTCTCCCCCACACATTATGCTGTACATTATATCGGCGAGTGTCGGCGTCACTATAGGGCGCCGTGTCGGCGTTATTATTATTATCTTCTGTACGCTGGCCCGGCGTATCGAATATACGGCGTGACATGTGTCATATTATGTGCGCCGTGCGTCGCATTATTTTGTTCGGCGTGCGTCTTGTCTCTATGTATGTCGCGTCGGCGTGTCGAATATACGGCGTGTCTCGAGACCAGTGTAGGTGCGCCGTGTTAAAAATAGTCAGGTAAAAAGACAGGGAAAAAGGCGTAGATATAGACAGGAGAAAAAAGTTGTATTATTCCTCAAACCGTGCGTTGTAATAGTTATATGCGTCGTCTATTAGATACGTAAATCGCGTCGGATAAAAGTCCCAACCTGTGATAACGTAGTCCTCATTGTCGCTCTTTTTGTATATGTCTCTAATCAAGTCGGTTGCGTTGTTGAACATAATAACAGTTTGTCCGTCTTCAGACACGTACAACCACTTGCCATATGCGTCGGTGTAAACCATATTACCGTCTAGATATAGGACCCCTTGTTTTAATATAGTCACAGGAGTAAACCGTATCTTACTATTCGCGACGTTTTTCATGGCACCACCTCCACGATTATCTCTTGATTAGTTGTTAGCATGTATTCAACGTATTGCCTAATCCATGTCATTGGCGCAAGAATTTCTATTCCGTCGTGTTTCCTGGTTATGTACGCGCCGTTTTTTGAGATTTTTATGTACATAGGTGCTGTCATAGCCTAAGTTGTTGTCAACTCCGTGGCGTACTTGATTAACCTTATCGCCAATGCAATTGCCTCCGACGGTGTTAATGCTATGTCAACATAACCCTCACTGTCGCAATCTACTGGACCTATTGTCATGATTATTTCCTCTCCCTCCGTGTTCATGGTAAATCTGTCGTCGCGCAAGCTTTCGTATATGTACGTCGTCGTCTTGGGGTCCAGTTTTAGCATGTCCTTTATCGTTTGTATTATTTGTTCCGTGGGGATTTTTTGGGGGATTTTGGTTGCCATGGTTGCCATGGAAACACGGATTTAAAAACTTTTCGCTCCCATTGCTCTTGACGAACGTAAAGAACACGGCGAGGTCTTTTAAGCAGGGAATTAAAAAGCGTTATTTGTAATGCTGTCCCTCTTGTGGGCCCGTCGCGCGTTTTTCCTCTTTACGTTTAGCAACTTCTTTTAAAATGTATATATAGAGAAAAAATAATGGATATAAAAGCATTAGGGCCGTGATAAACGCCTTTAGGGGCCTATCAGACAACGCAACTATTATTGCGAATACAGTAATCGCAATTCCTGCTGCACCTAAAAAGGCGATTAATTCGATTAGCATGGTGGTGCGCTCTATACTATAGTCTATACGGCTCTATACGCGATAATATAACTTTGTTGCGTTGCGACGCGTCGTGTCTATGCACGTCATTATGCGTTATTCTGATTACGTATTTGTCAGCAAACTTGACTTTACGTATTCCGTGCTCTTTATGGTTAAACTCTATTACACTCTCTTGATTAACTATATAGGTATTAGGCACGACTATATAGAGTATCAGTGGGTCCAGCACTAGAGGCTTTATAGGTGGTGTATACGCCACGGATACAGGTATCACGTTTTTCAACGTGATGCGGTGGTTGCCAATTTGTCTAACCATGTCAAGAGACTCTAATTTGTCTAGTTGTCTGATTACGTCGTCTACTAGCATGCGCCTTTTTTCGTAAGCAAATTCTCCCATTGTGCGTATTATAGTATCACCGACCAAGTCTAAGTAATATGCTCTTGAAATTATGTCTACTGTAATTTGTGTGTCTCCGTCGCGCATTTTTACCGTCGTCGTCGTGTTGTCGTCTACAACGTTGCTAGGAGACTCTATAGTAAAGTATTCACTTAACAATTTCACAATTCTTAACCTATTCCTCCGTGCATATTTGGACCACCTACTGCTGTCTGTGCCTCCAGGTATCACTATTTCATAATGAGTGCTGTTGCCTTTTCTGACTTGATAAGATATACCATAATCATTTAGTAGAGCCGCGATTTTGTCAGCTATTAGATACTCCCTGTATTCCATTATCTGTCTGTCAATTGCGCCAATGACATTAAAGTCATTGGGATACTTATGCACGACTATCTGTAAGTCTCCCTGGACTCTATATGTTGTAAAGTCAGCATTGCCTATATCCACGACGTATTCGTCGTCTAGAATATCCGTCGTGTATTCAAACACGCGCTCTCTAAAGAAACTCTCCTTTACGCGTATAATAAGTGAACCGTTTTCTGTTATTCGTGCATTTATCAGGTATCCCCCTATGTTTGCATAGTTGACTCTATTGATAAACAGTTTATTAACGTCGGTGTCAATTCCGACGACGTAATATTTTTCATTATACTCCCTGTCTGTCATGTTTATCTTTAAGTATATATAATTGTCGGAGTAAACAACCTCTCTTACTCCCTTACGTTGCAACGCCACATAACGCAGGTAATATTCGTCGTGGACAGGCAGGAAGTGCTCTTTAGCAAACATTTTGTGCGCCTTATAAGGCACCATGTCTCTTTTTGCTAGCATGTCAACTAATACACTTATACGCATGTCCACGTCGGCTTTTTGTCTAGACGTCGTGACTAGCATATTTAATCCGCGCGTTGTCTTCTTATTTCCTGCTCTTGTTGTGGCGCGTTGTTGACTATTTTAACGCGCGCGCCTTTTTCTAGTGCGTTTATGGAAAAAAGGGTTTCTTTTTGGGGGGCGTACGCCCCCATTGTTTGGTTTTTGTTTTTGGTTGCCATGGTTGTAAGAATTTCCCATGTTTATAAAGCTTTCGCCCGCCGTTGCCCTTGACAAACATAAAACCATGGCGTGGTATCCCCCTTATCTTGTCGCCGTTTTTTCCTCTTTACATGTGTCTTCCTCGAGGAAATAAGTATCCAGAGACAATTTGACAATGTATAAAGGGGCCATTGGAAAAAGGTATAATACTGTCCTCCGTTGGAAAAGCATATGTAAAGGGGAGAGACACGGCGGGCCCCCTTTTTTTGTAATATTCTATTTATTATAGAAAAAAATAAGAATATAAAAGAAAAATAGAAATATGTTAAGTGCTACATTCGACATGTGTAAAGCGTAGATTAGATATATATCGATACATATACGTCGTTGGAAAATTCTATGTAAAGGGGAGACGCGCGACATGCGTATCGCATATTTACTATAGCAAATACACGCGCGCCTTATACACCTTGACATATATTGAACGTCGCATTAGAGGCATGTAAACTCCGTATTCGATATATATCGCTACATATTCGGCTTTAGAATTTTCCATGTAAAGGGTGGTGTTTACAAAATGTGGAGGCACATAATGCGCGCCTTTTTCCTGCGCCGTGTTTTTGTGTAAACATTGTGCTTTACTAGTGTAAACACGTTAGGTGATACATAAAATATGTACCGCAATATGCGTTAGATACATGTAAAAAATAGGATTGATATATAGCATGCGAAAAATTTTTAAATAAGCAAAATCCTAATTGCCATGGCAAAAACAACAACCCAAACAACGACGCAAATCCCCGACGACGTGAGACAGTATATCCCCGAAATATTAGACGCGCTAAAACGCGCATTAGCGACAGGAGATTTTGAAATTACAATAGTATATGATAACGTGACAATTAAAATCCCCGACATAAAAGTCTACCTATACGATAACTTAATGCGCGTTATATATAAGGATATCCACATTATATACAGCAATTATTCCGCAACAGTAAAAGTGTATAAGGACCCATATGGCGACCCTGAAGTTTATCATGCACATGACTATTGGGTTCAATTAGACGAAATACATGGACTGGCTATAGAAAAAGTAAAGAGTCGGCTAGAAAAAATATTAAACCAGTTTTAAAAAGGACCTCTTTTTTCCTATTTACATATAAAGTTGTGGGTTTTTTCGTGTCCAGAGACAATATTATAATTGTAAAAAAAGGGTGATTAGGGCAAGAAAAAAGGTGTTGATATAGACACGCAGATATATCGCACTCTACAATATGGTGCGCACTTTATCTCACCCTTTACATATATGTTACTCGAGGAAATACGTATAAAGGCTAATGTTTATATTGTGTCGGAGAGGCCATTGATATATGTGCATGTGTAGTTGAATATGATGGCGAAGTGGGTTTATTGTGTGTAAAGGGGAGACGGTCGTGGGGACTGTGTTTTTTGCACTATTCTATTTATTATAGCAATTTGGGTCCCGACGTGGATTAAGGGGTCCCCCCTCTTTACATATGTAAAATGTTGGATAGGGTCCAGATTTTCCCACGTTTTTTGTGTAAATGTCTTGCCGTGGTTTTTGCAAATTCCTGCTTTTTGTATTGAAAATATTCCGTGGAGGCATGGCAAATTGTTGTTTTTTCCGTGTCCAGAGACCTCTTTGTTGTTGTAAAGAAGGGGAGACAAAAAGCATGGCCTTCTACGTGATGTCTTGAGACTTGACGCTGGCGATGGAAAGCCGGGTCCTCGACAGCTAGTCTTAAAGCTTGAGACATTTGAAACCATTATATAATATATGGGGCTGTGTCTGAAGGCCTTGTCCTTCGACTGCGACGCGACGCACCTCTTGGCAGGCGTGCGGGGCCTGGGTGCTGGACCTGCCCCTGTGTGCGTGCGCGCGCGTCTGGCGGGGGTCTCGCGACTGGCGGGTCGGTGGGCGCCAGGGCGGGTGGGGCGTGCACGCCAGGTGCCGGTCTTAAAGCTGGAGACAGCTGGAGACGACATGTACGTATCAATACTGCGCAGATGAGGATGAGCCCCCGGGGGCCCCCGACGGCCCCCTGCCCCGCCCACCCGCTTGGCGCTGGCGGGTCGGGCCTGGCAGGCAGAGGAACCCATCCGCCGGGACCGCGGTACTGAGGTGGGAGGAGTCCCCAGCTTAAAAGCTTTTCGCCTGGCGTCGGGACGGGGCCGGGCGTGAGCCTGCGCGTCGCGCATGTCGCTGGCTGGCGCCTGGACCAGGCCCCCGCCCCTTGGTTGAGAAACGCGCATATTTTTAAGCTTTGGGTCGGTTTTGTGGGACGGCTGTTGCAGGTCTGCGTGTGTGGCGCTGTGCAGGAGGTTCGGCGGGGGCTTTTTCATTAAATTTAGTGGAAAGGCATAAAAGGCGGTGATATCTGCGTGTCGTGAAGGTTGCATGTCCGCGTTGCGGGAAACCTGGCTATCTGACTAAGGTAAGGGTCCGCGACAGATACTACATGAGAGTTGACCACCATGAAGGCGGGAGGAGGACCGCCTGCTATCTTGGCAGGGACGTCGAGGAGTTGCGACGTTACGTCGAGCAGTTGGCAGACGGAAGTAGCGCGTTTAAGGTGGTTAAGGTTCCCGGTAGCGACTTCCACATTGCAGACTTGTTGCACCCGAGGATCGAGAGACTGTGTCCCAAGAGGTGCACATTTGTCGAGGTATTCGGTGGTAGTGGCTACATGTCGCAGACGGTGAGTAGACAGAAGTTCGGCAACGTCGTCTACAACGACATAAACAACATGCTGGTCGCCCTTTACAGACACGTGAAGGAAAGCCCGGAGCGTCTGGCCTTCGTGGCGTCGCTCCTGCCCTACTCTCGCGTCTTCCATGGAATCATCAAGGAGCTGTTGCGGGAAGGCAAAGACCTTGCACCGTTTGTGGTTGCAGCTCTGGCGTTTTATGCGCTTAATGCGTCGTTCTTCGGTACATACGACATGCGCGGTTTCGCCTACTCCGTCAACCCGCACAATAACGAAGCCAGGGCGTATAGGTCGAGAGTCGCGTCTATACTGAAGTACGCTGAGAGGTGGAAGGACGTGGTGATAGAGAATTTGGACTTCAGAGACGTCATTAAGAAGTACGACTCCGAAAATACAGTGTTTTATCTCGACCCTCCGTTTGTCGGTCGCGACGCAGAAACCTACGACATTAAATTCACAGTAAGCGACCTGCGCGAAATGGCGCTGATACTGACTCAGATAAGAGGCGCATTTCTCCTCAAGCTGGACCGCGAGACGTACGAGCTGATAAGCGACGTGCTGACCAGAGACAGATACGTCGTGGAGACGTTTGAGCGCACGTTGCATATGGGGAGAGTAAGAGACAGACGGAGAGACAAGTGGCTCCTCACGCTGGTGAGCTCCAGGTGACGCGCAACCGCTGGCTCCACAGGCCCCCGCCCCGGGGCTGAAAAACACGCATGTTTTTAGGGGGTGTGCGCGACGCAGGACAACGGCATCCACTGTATTCCGTTTCGCGCAACGTCTGGATACGCCAGCCTTATGCTGAGCAACAGCTTGCTGAGCGACAGAGACATACCGTAGGCGACTGCCAGTTTCATAAGGCGTGCGACGTAGGGATCCCTTTCCTCGATCTTTCTGTACACCTCAGCGCCTCTCTCCATCAGCTGTCTAGATGCGACGTACGTCTTCACCCCTGCTACTTCATCTACCTCAGTGGAGAGGAGCCCCCCGCGTATGAGCTCCTCCACTGCCTGCTCCACCTCCTCGCTCCACGGCACAGCCCACCACGTCTCGAAGTATGTATTGACGAGCGACGTCTCCCTGTGTAGCATGTACATCACCGCCTGAAGTCTAGCAAGCCCCTCGACGCGACCGCCAGCGAGGTAGAACGCCATAGCGACCACGTCTTTTAAATTCATCGGCAACAGCTCCACCGAGGTATTTAAGCACATCTGCGTATATAAACATTCAGTTCGGCGTCTTCGCGCTCCACCGCAACCAGACAAAGACGCGACGACAACTGTTATAAACACCTTCGTACAGATGAACATCGCCCCCCGGGGCCGCTGGCTAAGGGAAGAAAGAGGGCCGCCCCGAGCCCGCGAGGGCCATGACGGGGGCACCCCCGGCGGGTTCCCCACAGATGCGGGCTGTGGGGGACAAGCCTGGCGGGGCGATACGCCCACCTGGCGTGCCCACCGCGGTCTCTGCGACCGCCGTGGGATGGGACCCACACCCAAGACGCCGGGACCGGGCCCCGCGCGGATCCACCTCGTCGGTGCCGTATGGGGCGCCGGGGGAGGGATCCGCGCCTTCCCCGCAGTCGCCGAATAGGGCGTCGCGGGGCCGGGGCGACAGACGGCCAAGGGCGGGGGCTGGTTGGCGGCGGGGTGCCGTCAGGCTGCCCGCCCCGTGAGGCGCGCCGGCCCGACTCTGCCCCAAGGCGGGGTGGGGCTAGAGCCCCCGACTGCCCACACGGCGGCTAGCGTGAAGTATGTTAATTAAAAAACCAATACGAAAAAAAAGAGAGAAAAACACGAAACCCCCTAAACTCCGTCAAGAAGAAACTATACATTCCACCCCGCCGAAAAACAATTTTTTTACAAGTTTCACCCACCCCCCTCATCCAGCATAAAAACCAGACGTTGGACAACGCCACATCCAACATATATACATTCACCCCAAACACACACCAGTAGATATATAAACACTACAACAGAGACACGACAACCAAACCAAAACAAAAAACGACACGTGTTCGGCAGAAGTCGGAGTGAATTGTTATATTTTGCTCTCTTTTTTCAGTGTATGGGAGGTATTGTGAATAGACACATATTGGCGGTACATCTCGACAAAGACGAAGTGTGTGTCTTGGCTAGGGAGGTGACTGACGACCGTGTGTATGTCGAGTATATGAAACACGTGTTGTATACGTCGTTTGTTTTGATAAGGAGGATAGAGCTGGAAGGTCGCCGATTGCGTGTGCTTGAACGTCGGCTTGAATTCACCGCGCTTGAACGCGAGGTGTATGCAACAACCAAGGTATATGTTGACAAGGCGCTAAGCGAAGAGGAGACGAAAGACCTATACGAAAGTCTCACTACATTTTTGCAATATCCAGGCGATTTTGGCTATCTGTTTAACCGTCTCACATCGGAGAAGAGAGAATAGTCAACCAAAAAACTGGAAATAGAAAATGGCAACTTTTTTGTGAGTCATTTGAGCAACATTGCAAAGCCCAGTTTTTCATTCTTTTACAATTTTTTGGCTAATCAAGCCGATAGACAATGACATATCTAGTATAGATATACAAGTACAGAAAAAGTATAAATATGTGTGTATTGCAATTTTCGTATGGCAATAAGACAACAAGTGCTTAGACAACTGCATAGGGTGCTCAACAATTGCATGATACCCGACATCGCAAGCGTAAACATTGCCATGATACAAGCACTGAATATGTTGTTTACCCAGCATTGTAGGAGAGTGGATCCAGCCGGTGACTGTCTTGTGGTACCAGCTTTTCCTGCATCGGATTTCAAGTCTGGGGACAAATACGTTGATGTGGTATATGCAAATGCGTTCATTAATGACGAATTCGAGATTACTCTCAGTTATCCAAAAACTGACATACTTGTCGCGAGACTTAAACCAGGTGTGGCCATTCCGATTGTGGGGTTCTACATTAACATTGGATGGTACCACATGTTGATTGCGCGACTAAACATATACCGCGATGTAACTAAGCGGGAACTGTGGAAGTCTGTGTTGTTGTTGCCATCAAACATCATCACGGCGTCGGCAGGAGGATTTATAGTAACATTGTCTGAACCAATCATCGTTGGTCCAGGTGGCGATATCGCCATAGAAGCTGTAATAGGTTCTTCATACAATAGAGAATTTGTCTCCAATATGCGTGTAACAGTCGCTTGGTTGCCACCCGTTGTGTTTACGAGCAAATCGCTGTTCCTTACATCTCCTGTTACAGAGTCAAACACTGAGTCGTAAAGATTAGATTTATCGTCTGAAGTCAAAAAAAATCGTTTTTCTGTTTGTTATCTGTCTGGCATTATAAGGTCTAGTTCTTCATCTTCTGGCGATTCCTGTTGTTTGTGTTCTGGTTGACCATTTTGTCCATTCCTACCGTTATAACCATCTATCAAGTACGTCAGCGCTTGTCTTATTACACTGCTACGCGATTCGCCTGTGCTCTTCACAATTTTGTCAATGGTTTCTATCATGTCGATGGGTAATGTGATACAGATCATCCCATGTTTGCTTGAACGTGCATTATGCCCGTACAGCCGGTCGCCCACCTCTGGAATGCAAAACATTCTTTCACGACCTACCTGAAACTTGTATGGCAATACTAGTCTTCTGGTAATCAATGACCGTATTGCTAGGTATGCTCTTCTAGGCGAAGTATCGACTGCACGAGCAATTTCCTCAATTGTTGCGCAACCGCGCGCTTTTATAAACTTATATATCTTCTGAGTCAGCGCAACCCGTTCGTCTCCGTTTGGCATATATAGCGATAATATTTTAATATTAATATTTTTCTGTTAGAGCATGAATCGCGAACAAAAATTTGTGGCGTACGTCCGCGACGTGCCGAAAATCGAGTTTAAAAATTTCAGATGGGGTCTGCTGGCAAGCATGGCGTTTAGACCGCTAGAGTTGCCAGTAGTGCAACATGTCATGGTGGACATTGGCCTTAAAAATGCCAAAAGCGATGACTTCTACCCCCGACAGTTGCCCAAATATGTAGAGTTTATACACTCTATATTAGACGTCTACTGTTGCAAACATGTACAGGTAGTGGCCCCCGACAAGCTCTGCAACTTCGAGGAGACTGTGCACCGTTATGAGCACTTCCGGAAGGTAGCAGAGCGGGAGTTCGGCGACGCAATTAAGCTTATGTTTGTTGTACAGGAGTATGTGCGTAGAGACGTGTTCAGTCGTCTAGACACGCTGTTGCGCGACTACGAGATACTTGCGTTGCCAACTAGAGTTGTGTGTCGCACACGCAACGAGCTGATACGTTGTTCTGAGCACTATCAACTATGTGCGTCGTATTTGGCACATGTACTAGACAGATACGGCGATATCGCCCATAAAATACACCTACTAGGGCCGCCACTCAAGACATTGAAACGTCTAGGAGCAAACAACGTGCTTAGGTTTAGGTCTCTTGACACAATGTCCTACAGACGCGCGCCAAATGAGACCGCAAAGAAACTTGCGTTTGGCGACGACGACAAGAGATGGCAAGTAACGACAGACGACGTGGCTAAGATGTGGGCAGTGTTGTGGTTTGCGTCTGCCAGCTTAATAACAAAAGGCGAAATATCGGCACTTGGTATCAAATATGGCTAAGGGCTTAACAGATAAGATAATCGCCCGACAACGTCGCATACTTGAATTCATTGAAAGCGAGATATGTGCCAACACGAAACAAGTAATCAATGCGTTTGGTTTGACACACAGCCAGGCGTTTTACGTCCTTCGGCAACTGAGAAACCAGGGACTGATAGAAGAGTACGTAATCGGAAAGATTTCACTGTGGTGCATCGCAGGTCATATACTCAATGATGTGTATGTAGACGATACATTCATATCTGCTTTGGACTTAGAGCAAGCTATATGTAGGATACTTGAAAATGTAAGGGGACATAAGGCGACTATGCGAAGTTCGTGGGTTGCAGATAAAATTGCTGAGAAGGTGCAAGTGAATCCGCGACAAGTATTGTTGCTTGCTTACATATCGGAAATGTTGCCGATAATGCTGAGCAACGTCAAAAAGTCGGTGTTCAGAGATGCCAAGGCTATCGAGTTCTACGTAGTAGACACGTGTTCAATATGTGAACATTTCATCGAGTGTCCAACATGTGAAACGTTGAGAAAAAAGCTGAATTGTTTAGACTAGTTAAGAACTCGTCTTTTTCAGCTCAACCATCAGTGTTTTGTATGTAGCGTAGTTGACACGTATCTCGAATATTGCGCTCAGAAACACAATAGCAACCGCTATAGGCACAAGAAATACGCCGACCCAGAACAACACGTACGTCGTGAGATACACAGGCTCAGGTAACTGAGGCAAGATGTCCTTAGCCTGCGAGTAGACGAGTCCCGTGTAATTCCGCATGAATGTGTAGCCCCACGCGATGAAGTACGTCATCATAAGCAGAAACGCAATTCCAAACAGTCGCCAGCCGTAACCCATTGTCTTGTCTGTGACTCTCTCTGTCATGTTTCAATAAGGACAAACTAGATATTTAAGCATTGTTGCCCTTGACAACAAACACGCCTGAGCCTGAGAACCCAGGCAGTGCAATGACCTTGTCGTCTTTAGCTATATATGCCTTCATCTTGTAGAGCTGATTGTTGGGCCCATACACATAAGCATCGCCATAGCCTATGATCCGCGTCTCTATAGTTACGAACTTGCCATTGAAGTAGTCATATGCTATATATCTAACAGTTCGACCAATTGGGTGTTCTCGGTAATACGGCGCAGGCGTGTAACCAGCTACTCTGCCCGTCGGGTTGCCAAACGACAACACAAGATCTGGCATCTTATAATCAACACCCCTAGAAATTACGGCATAGTCATAATAGTTCGTGCAGTCTCGGTAAAAACAGCGCCACGACATAGGAACCATCTTAATCTTTTCGACTACCTCAACTTTGGTTATTTTTGGCCCACTTGAACAGTTTTCCGAGCACTCGACGAACAGTGGCGTAAGCTCCAGACAGTGCGCAGCAGTGACGTATCTGCCGTCCTTCCCCATGGGCGGGCTGCACCTGTCCAGAGTCCCGAAAGGGCGGGGCATGTCTGGTTCCGCAGTCATGAAACGTAACTCGCCGACCTCCTCGACGATCCAGCCCTCCATCATCATCTTCATTGCGTACTTATCCAGCTTTGTTACAAACAATATCTTGCGTTCCTTGTCTTCAAAAACGATACTTTTCTTCCGGAAAAATATGTTCATGTATATACCGTAGATCCGTACCTATTAAATCTTTTTTTGTTATTTGAAGCCGTATTCCTGTAACGCGCCAGACACACAAGTAAGAGTATTACGGCGACTAATGTCCCATATAAACACCACGTACACGTTTCTGATTCTTGTGCTGTGTACGTAACCGTATGATACGTAGTGGTCATGTAGATGACCGTCTCTGTGGCTGTTGTTGTGTATGTTACAGGCAGAGTTACAGTAGTCGTGTAGGTGACCGGCACAGTCGATATGTGTGTCATGTGCATAGTCGTCGTATACGTCTCAGTCACTGTATGTGTGGCGGTCACCGTAGTTGTTACAGTGATTGTCGTCGTTGTTTGTTCGGGACAGTAAGAAACCGTCACGGAGGTGTCGGCGGTTGTTTGGCGGGTTGCGACCAGGGCAATCAGTATTTTGTCTTGTAACCCAGTGGCGTTTGTCAAGAGCGACGACGAGAATGTGTACACTCGGTTGGGCAACACGGGCCGGTAGATACAGTACATCGCTGAGTTTGGCTCCATGTATCCAGCGCACTCGTCAAAATCTACGTATACCGGATCGCGCCCCCACGTCCACGGCGACAACAGGAAGTTCCAATATGCCTGTCTGAGATTGTAGCTGGGAAACGCATATGTAAGTGTGGCATTAAGCGGTGAATACCGCCAAGCTAACCAAGCGAAAAAGGCGCCGTATTGATAGGCGCACAAGTTAGGCGCTTCACAAGACCACGGGTCTTGTCTATACAGTCTTCTATCCCAGAAATCCTGCACATATCCGTATCTCTGCCACTGTCTTGACTGGTAAACTCTGACTGCCATGTAGTAGCTGGCTAAGCCATCTGCATGGGCTTCACTCCACCAGCCGTAACCCTTTCCGCCGTCTCCAACCGCATATTGTAAAGCATGAGCCATCTCGTGGTATGCCAAATGTTGTAACCATGTACGCGATATGTCGCAACGGAACTCCATCTTGTATGCACATACGCCAAATGGCCCTATCCGACCATACGTCACTGCAGGGTATCTAATATCGCTTTTCAACTCGACGCGGAAATCTGGACATAATGCAGGCGCCCTTATGTCTCGCGTGTATGAGTCGTAAGCCTGTTGTAGATAGGTGCGCAACGCGTCTACGTAGTCCTGTGGTGCGTTGCACATGTTGATAATCGTGAAGGAGTATGCAACTGTGGCTAACAGCGCCACGAGGAAAAAAATACGTATCATGTTCTATCAACGCGTCTCGACCATAAGTCTCAATATCTCTAGTTCCTCCCGCATGGCGCGCAACTCCAACTCGATAAGTCTAACCCACGTCGCAACCAGATTAGCCAAGCTTGCGGTTCCAAAGAACACAGACAACAACCACGATACAGAGACAAATATGTTGAACATCATGCCGAAAAGCGACGCCGTTGCATATATGCCAAAAATAGACGCCAACACGGCAAAGACTCTGTATAACCGCGACCTTACCCACGCCCCAAACAGCGCACCAAGCACCATTGTGATAACAACCCACGGCGTAACGTCAACAGTTAACACCATCACAGCCCAACTACCGATATGCTGAACTTAGTAGCAATAACTGTCGCAAAGGCCCCTGTATACACGGCTATGTCCTTGGGACTTTTGTCTTGCCACCACTGGTATATGACATACAGCGCTGTGAGCATCACTGATGCCAGTGCGCCGTATGGCGATATCGTAAGCGAGTTAGCTGCAACCACCGCAAGCGCTACGTGACCTAGATCTGTATACTTAACATTTACAGACTTCATCTTCATAGATACATATGTACGCATAAGATACAAGACAAACGCCGTTCCGTATAGGAACAGATCTATGAACACGGTATATTAATTATTCCCCTTTATAATTTTTTAGGTCAATCATACTACGGCGACATCTGTTGATGTATGGGGCATAAAATTGTTTTAAGGATGATGTTTGCGCAAATCGAACACAGGCCACCCGCTCAAGTCTGACAACTTTCTTATACAGTGCTCCACGCTACTACAACTATATTCATCGTCATACCACGAGGGCGAACGTGTACCATAATTAGCCATCCATATAATTCTATTAAGTTTGGTGGCTTGGTAGGCTAAGAAACAACTGACAGGCTCTCTGATCAGCATGTAGGCAATCACTCCAATATACCATTCTAGTCGAATTAAATCATACCAAACGTCATCATACGGCGCTTCGATTATTCCGCCCTTTTCATACTTTACATATACATAACCACAATTTTTGACCGGATCATGTGGTATCGCATATCTAATGTACTCAACAGCGTTTGGCACCTTTTGTGTATTGTCTACTATATCATCATCTATGGGTCTAGGCCACCAAGATCCGAAACATTCGACAAAACCACCTATATAGTGGTGCGATCGATCAAGCTCCACATAATCAGCTCGGCGACAACGACTGGGATTTGGGTGCGTGTAAAGCACTCCGTAAAACGCGCCAGCTGATACTCCACGACGTGGTTGTGTATCTATCATTACTACAAATGCAACTGCCCTATTATTTACGATGTTGTATACTTCGTCTGGGGTCATTGTGGTGATACCATAATTTACGAAGATGATTGTGCCGTCTGTTATCCACTTCGAGGCGGTTTCCCAATCATCTGGATCTACTAATATGATTAATGGAAGAAGTCTGCCCATCTCTAAACTCGTCGCCACATCTACCTCGTTGTGTTTGACTATTGCTTTTCTGAGCAACAGCCTAACTGCTAGATCTAGACACTTCGCCACATCGATCAGCGTATTTGTGTGCTCTGGCATTATAACGTTGCCCGTCTTCAGGTATTTGTACGTCGAAAGTATGCGGTGACATTCAAGCAACATATCGTATGCACGCACGTATCTCCTGTTCCCTCTCGCAATTAACCTGTTGAGTTGGTCAACTAAGACGTTGATTATAGCCTTGGCGTAGTCCGCCAAGACGTTCCAGTCCTGCGCATAGGCGTAGCGACCCTTCTGAAGTGTCGAGAGCTGTTGAGATGCGCGTTGATATGCATTTATCAAGTCTTGTAGTGGCGTCTCGAATACCGGGTAGCCTACAGTGGAAAACTCGTGATCAACTGTGTCATACTTGACGGTTGCAGTGTCAGACAGTTTCTTAATCAGTAATGTCACATATTCGTGACCAGTTGCAACGTCTGTGAAATCAGGGCCAGAACTCACGACAACTCAAACAAAATCCTATTAATAATATCTGGCAACCTCTCATTGACAAGATCTAGCCACGCCCTCACCCTGTCGTCTATATGCTTGAATGTGATGAGGAGATCTTGAAGCGTTTCCCAATCTAATGTATCGCCAATTTTTTTGTAACACAGTACGACTCTGCCGACAACAACGCAACCGCTAACGCCGCCAATGCCTATGAACACCGACTGTGGCGTAGGCGTCGTCGTGATCTTCCCAGTCTCCAAATCGAGATATTTCGGAGCTAGCGAGGCAAAGCCGGGTTCATTACCTGTGTCGCTGTCGGTATCTAATACACGAATGAGAGACGTCTCGACCGCCCTCAACAGGTCATGCATGGCTGTTAACCTGCGCAGTCTTTCTGACGCAAATGCTCTATCCAGCTGGGGTAACAATACGGCAATTGTCTCTAGACCGGTAGCAAAATCTATGTTTGACAATTTTAGAATTTCTCCATCCGTGCCAATTGCATAATCAGGTACGTATATAGCACGTACATACCGTTCATATCCCTTGGCAACATCCCACGTAGGCCAAAATCCATACTTAGGCAGATTCGCAGGCAGAGAGGAGGTGAAACTCATGCAAACTTTTTCTCCTAATTAAAAAAATATTACGAAATGGATAAGGTCACTTCAAGCACCCACGTCGTGTCTGCAGTCTTTACGCCTAGGTTGGTCACCTTACGGTTTAAGTTCACAGCATTGTCGCTACAGTCGTTCGCCACAGTCCACTCTTGCCACGCGTGGACAGCCTCGTTAGGTCCGAACGTCGCTCTGAAAGTGACTTGCGTCCCGGACAACATTGGGTACCCGGAATCAACTTGTTTATACGTCTTGTTTGTCCCAGTCAGTCCCGTTTGCGACGGATCCTCTTCATCGGTGCCGTCGCCGACGCCGATACACGAATTATTTCTAAAGTACGTAAGGCCGGATTGTCCAGTTACGGCGCGCCATATGAAACTTATGCCCTCTTGCAGAAAGATGTTGCCTTCGACGCGTTGTGTCCCAATCAGCAAGTCCTTAAACAACTTCACAACATCTTCTACTGACACGCCAGACTCAAGCAATTCAGCCACACGCCCCGACGGATCTATGAACTTGACGACGTTTGCGACCGACGTACCTTTTGACAAGTCTTTACGCATGTATATTAAAAAAACCGAAATATTAAAAATATTAGGTTACACCGTGCCCAACACTTCGACTATAAACGCATATGGTACGGTCTTAGGTACGGAGCCAGTCACAAGACGAACTGTGACTCTGTAGGTCATAGATCTGTAGAGAGTCTTGGTGTGGAACCTGTAGATGGGGGCAGGCAGAGGTCCGCTGAACGAGTATTGCGCAAACGGCTTGAGATTTGCGCCGTCTACAGACATGTACTCTGTGACTATCAACACGTCGTCTTGTTGAAGAGACGACAGGTCTACATACCCCTCTACCATATAATCGTCTTCGTTGCCCGGGATATCCACCACAGTCACCTCCTGGTCCAGTTGGCTTACATTTACCGAACCCACGTAGTTGATCTTTCGTGATATGATTACCGGCACGGCGTCTTATGTGAACTTCAGCACTATGCCAAGCGTGTATGTAGTTCCAGCGTCTAGTGTGACCGGTGTGGATAGTGCGACTCTAACCAGAAGAGTCCTCCTGGCGGCCACAGTTGCGCCGACAAAGCCGTTGATATTAGCAAACAAGCCGATTTCTCCAAGCGTAACAGTTGTAGACGGCGTGTATATGCCAGTCCTAACTATGCGCACCTCGTTGAGTGCCGTATCGACTTCAACAGTCTGTGTCTGAGTACCCAACGAAACTATCGGAGACCTGAGATTTGTAAACGTCGGCGATGCGGGGGTGTTGTCTGTGCCAATTACGACGTCTGGAGAGCCAACAAAAACGTTTGCAGACTGTATCGCGTAGTCTGAGCCGTCTGGCATCTTTGAATTCAAACATAAGGAGGGTCTCCTGCGGTGCCCAACCATGGCGCAGAACAGCGCCCTGACGAACCAACGCGTGAATTCCGCCGGGAAGGTCAGCTGGTACCCATCGAAATACGGCGTATACGCTGACCTGCTCACCGCAGACGGGAACCTTGTGCGCGACAGCAAAGTTACGTGGTTATTAGCAGTATCGACAAACAACTTTAAGCCCATTTCAGTTGCGTTGAGCAGGGAAGACGGGCTGTAGCGCGCAGCTATCAGCAGATTAGTACTGTTTGTATCTTCTACGATGTCGATATATGACGTAGGCAATATTAAGGACGGGCTTGCCAAGTTGTTGTCGTTTACAGTAGGCGCAGTAGTGCCAGTTCCAAACTGTGCAAAAATTGTCAAACCTTGCTCAAACGGGGGTGACCAAGATTGTAACAAACTGCCAGTAGACGTCGCAATTGACCTACTGATGCCACCTTCGTCGAAGACGTTTACATCGACCCTTCGAAGAAGGCCATCAACTATGTATCCCATGTTGCGCGTAAACTTGTTTTTGATGAACAAACCGCCGTCCAGTCTGAAGAATCCACTTATTGGAACTTCTGCAATTATCTGCTTTCTGTCTACCAATACACGTGCGACGGACATACTACGCAATGCGCACGCTTGCTGATGTTCTTTCCGTGACTGCGACAGGCACAGACGGCGCAACTAAGTCTTGAGCAAGCTGGTCGTCTGGCCCAGAACGTGCTACTTCAGTTGCACTGGCGTATGAAGACATGCCCGTCTCAGTTGTTGCTCCTGGCACAGACGGCGCAACTAAGTCTTGAGCAAGCTGGTCGCTTGGTCTAGCTACAGGCAAGTCGATGAGTGGCACAATTGCATGCAAGCCTGTCTCTGTAACGGGGGACGTCACAACTGGGGTCTGGCTCACCACGACTGTCTGAACGCTTACGAGTCTGGCGACAGACCTCCTTCCGTCGATTGGATACCCGGCAGGGAGCTCAGGCGTAATTGCGAAATCCGGCATGTTTATACATTTACATAAGTAGTATTTAAACATTAACCGAAATGACAGAAACCAGCTGTTTCGCTACTATGTCCCACCTGTACTGAGGATACAGCACCTTACGTCGCCACTCGTCCACCTTAGCTCTATATTCTTCATAATTATCTAGAATATCTTCAACCTTAGCAACCGCATCTTCCACGTCTACCGCATAGCCGTAGCCGACGTGAACGTTGCTGTCCGGCAGGGGTTTCACCCTCTCGCCGGGCCTAACCCTCAGAAACGGCGGGATGTACTCAGTCCACGGGCCCCAGTCCACCGCGATTGTGGGCACGCCCCGCGCCAAAGATTCAAGCCCGTTCAGCTCAAACGCCCCGCCGACGCTGAACATCAGCGCCACATCTGCAATGTCATAGAGTGCCATCTTCTCTACATCTCTAAGCCAGCCGTAGACCTGCACTATGCCGAAGGGGACGAGCTCTGCCAGTTCAGACACGTCTGCCATGCTCGTCTTCACTACAAGCTTAACGTCGCTCCTCATTTTGCTGAGTCTCTCGTAGACTGCCTTCACCCACGGGCCGCCTTTGCGTATCCACGAATGCCAGTACCACCACAGCAACAGCTTTTTGCCCGTCCTCTGCTTGTATTGATACAGTTGTATAAGCGACGCTGACAAGCCTCTGGCGCCCTGCGCAGTCCAGACATTCTGCGCCGTATACCAGTGTTCGTCTACGCCGTGGGGCACTCTGTAGACTGGTTTCTTAACCCCGCTCATCCTAAACACATCCACGCAAAACATCGACGGTACGACCAACACGTCTGTCTCATTGAGCGCATTGACTGCTTCTCTCGACATTCTGTCTGTATCGCAGACGTAGACGCCAACAATTTTTTCATACCGGTTCATGACTTCGACAATATCTACGACGTCGCTCATTTCGCTACTTATAACACTCCAGACATATACAAATGGATGCACAACAACTACATATCTGCCGTCCGGCTTAAACAGCGGAAATGCGTATACCGGCATCTCTTTGACGCTTACTGTGCCCAACTTCCGCATATACTCTATGTGTTTCTGCGCCACAAGCGTAAACGAAGTGGTCCGCACCCTATCATACACGTACAAAACATTCATTGAAGACATAGTACCTACTGAATAGCAACTTATTAATAACTACTCTGACTGTACCCACCTTGTTGCAAGCAGAAAAAAGAGAGGATTGTTTAGACTAGCGCGATGCAACTATCTCAAACGCCACGTCCGCCCCGGTGAGAGCGGTCCGCACTCTGACGTATGGATACGCAACGCCTTGGTATATCTTTACTCCATTCCCAGGCAAAGACAGGGTTATTGTGTCCAGCAGGCGCCACGTGGAGCCGTCTAGCGACACCTCGACATACACTGTGCCTGGACCCCCCAGCGCATAGTAGACATTGACGTGTGGGCGCCCCCCCTTATTGAGTTGCACAGTCAGGCCAGACGTATTTGACGAAACTGACACCGAACCCGTCGCGGATACTGGAGAGAGTTCAAACATCAATTCAACAGGCGCTGCCACGACAACTCTCCCTTCAGTATCTACAGGCTCGTATATCCTTACGCCAACCCGCCCGTACTCGTCTACCGCCCTGCGCCATATGTTATAGAGTTGCGACGCGTCAACAGCTTCAGTTATCTGTCGCTTAGCCATGTCGTAGAAACTCGCTATGTGAACTGGGTCGTCGTCAAGAAGCACGGGCCTGCCCCCCACCCTCGGTCGCTCTCTGAACCGCGCCGTGCGGGCGTTTAGCTCATCTACAGTTAAATCGCTCTGTCCCGACGTAAACATCCCGTAGAGGTCGTTCAACGCATCAACTACTGCGTTCCACTCCGTACTCCTCAGGACCTCCGTGCCTTTGTAACGCAGACCGCGCCAGCTCATCCTACCTTCTGCCCTGCTGTTGCTGTGTCTGTTGCTGTATCGGCTTAGACAACTCCTGAGCCATCTTCTTAAGCTCATCGCTCAATTTAGCGAGCTGTTGTGCCGACTGTTGCAGAGTTGCAATATGTTTCTCTGTATCCTTAACGTGTTTGTTCAACATTTCGTTTAGTTCTCTGACTATGTCATCGGTAGATTTAGGCTGATTCGAAGACATGTGGAAAAATGTATTGGAACATATTTAAGCTTACCGACGCGACTGTCTAGTCGCGACGATCCTTAGACGTCTCAGTCGCGCCCTACGCCTTATCAATGACAAGGTCAGCTCAGGGATGCCCAACTGTTTCAAGTATTGTAATTCTCTTTCAAATGTGGTATCATCAATAACGCCATAGGCGTAACTCATCACAAGCTCAGACACATACCCCCTTATTTCAGGGTAGTTCTGATAGTGTATTATGTACTGTTTCCACATAGTCTTAATCACTTCTTTAGTCGCGTTGTCAACTGGAAGTGCGTCAACGATTTTCGTTACGCGGGTCCATGCCATGTCTGCTGCTACATCGCTGTAGCGCGACATAGTCGCCAAGCTCCTTGTTACGCCTAATAACTCAGTCCAAGCATGTCTGGCCCTGTTTGCCAACACTGTACGCGTAATTATTTCGCGTTCAAGCGGTTCATATCCATACGTAGACAACGTACTGAGTACGTCACTAAGCGCGTCAATGGGTAATATGTTGCGCTCCACTAGCGCAACCATTGCGCTAAGCCACCTCTTAACCTCGTCTATGACAGGTCTCAGGTAGATGTACTTAGTCCACAGCTCAGCCCATACCCCTCTCACTCTCCTAGTTTCAAACACCTCCCTAATGAAAAAGCGCACCTCGGGCAAGACCTCAGCCATGGTGGCAAGCATGGTCGGCGTTGGGATGTACTCCTTAGCCGAATCAACGGCGAGGTCCAGCTCGGCCCTCAACTGTATCAGCGCAATCTCGGGCTCCGTGAAACCGTAGTTCAGCGCATTCTGTAATATGTTGTTGAAGACGTCTCTGCTTATTGTGCCGTATCGAAGCGCCCTAAGCGCGCTGGAAATGACTTGCCTGTAATCAGCCTTTAATGGCTTGACAGCTATATACCTGGCGACGAATTCTGCGAAGTCGCTGTCTATGTTATATTCAGCTATGGACTTAGCGACAAGCGACTGAGGTATCGACATGTACTCAGCCAGCGTCGCCAGTTGCCATGGCGTCGGCACCCTAACGCTTTTGCTCTCGATATTCTCATATATCATCGAGAGGAACTCACCACGCATCTTCAGTATAGCAATCTCAGGCTCGGTGAAACCATAATCTCTTGCACGTTCCACTATCTGTTCAAATACGTCCTTAGTTATCCTCCTTGCTCTAAGCGCGCGTATAGCATCTATGATCAGCTCTCTGTAGTCCAGCTTTATCGGGCGCAATTTTACATATCGGTATAAGAACTCGCGATATTGTTCATCAACGTTGTATGCAATTATGGACCTTACGATAAGGGCGTCGGGCACCATCATATACTCAGCTAGCGTAGCCATCTGCCACGGCGTCGGTATCCGTTCCTTTCCGATAATGTTGTATATCGCATCAACAATGGTGAGATAAGCATTCATCTCGATATCAGACAGTTTCAACAGGTCCTTGAGTTTCTGCAACATCTGCACGATTTTATCAACGTCTACATAGCCATAGGCTACCCTATACAACAGCCAACCCGAAACACGTTGCCACCATAACCTAGCTCTCTCCATCGCTTCGAATTGACCCAGTTGCGCGAACATGTTCAACCACACGTCCAAGTACTCAATATCATGGTTGAGAGACGTCTCGTGTCCAGTAATCTCGTATGCAATCTTAGAGTAGTGTGCATTGAGTAGTTTGACGAAATCTACCAACACCTCCTTCGCCTCTTCGGGCGTCAGCACTAATGTCTTCACCGCCGACTTCATATATCCATAGAACTCGCGGTACAAGTCCATTATTCTGTCAATCAATGCGCGGTACTCCAGCAACCTCCTTTCATGAGGCAACCAACGTATGGGCAGATTAATCCAACCTGTCATCCACTGCTTTTTCTCTGGATCCCAATATCCAACTTTGTATGAGACAGTAAACAAGCCGCTTAGAGCTTTGTCCATTACATCAAACGTCAGCAAGCCCTCCTTGAAGAGGTTGATCCAGCCTGTACGGAGTAGCGTCATCTCGTCGGCAATCACCATGATGTTTTCCGCAACCGTCGTAACTGGAACCCACGCTGGATGCAGGCCAGTTGCTTGCAATAGTTTAGAGAACCACTGCAGTTCAACAGTTAGTTTTGACGCTGGCGCATTGTCGAGCACTTTATATATGATTTTAACCATCGGTGTATATTTGACGAATTCCCCCTCACCTATCCTAGAAGCCATGTGTTGGAATATGCCGTACCTCGACATCCAGCGCATATCTATCTTCGTTGGGATATCTGCAGCTACGTCCCACATCAACCACGAATCAGCGACCCAGCCGCCTAAGGTGCTGTGCACAAACTGGCCGACGTTGACACCTTGTAATTTTGTGTCGGGGGTTATCCAGGAGAAGTTTGAATATTCAAGCCACTTGAGATATAGGTTTAACGCCGTTTCAAATGCTTGTATTGCCTGTGCTCCTTTTTCTGCTAGCTCTTGTTGCACCTTAAGCGGACTAATCGGCTTGCCTGCCCTAAGTTGATCGGCCTCGCTTTCAAAGATTGCTTTGGCATATTCGGGCGGGCTGAACCAAAGCATGCCAGCCGTGGCACGCATGTAGAACTCCCAAAGCTTTTCAAATGACGGGTACTTGAACGTCAGGAGATACATCAAGGTGCTTATGTCCTCGCTCCAGCCGCGTATCCACGTCACCGCTTTCATTGTCTTTACGCTGGGGAATATGTCGCGTTGGGTCATCCTAGCTAGCTCTGAATGTGTCGGGAGCTCGTAGAGCGGACTCAGCGGAATCTTCCTTGGGGCGCCGAAACGGTCCTCAAAGGTGATATAGAATTTGTCGGGATCCTGTGCAACGAATTCAACGTACCACTTTGGCAATCCAAAGTAGTGCATATGCAACTTGATTGTATCGAGTATGTTTGCCATGCTCTTAGGCGTTACGTCGCCAGGTACTGCTATTTTAGTCTCTCTGATCTCTTCCCCATACTGGGTCGCTTTAATTGTCGCTATCCACCTCCTTGCCCACTCCATCATTTCATGCTCAGACGGTATCCTGACAAACGCGTTGTATATTGCGCCAGGAGCTCCTAAGGTCCGGGCAACGGGACCAATCAGTTTGTCCTTAATCTTTTCATAGTATTCAACCACCCTTGGCACGTACCACGACTGTATGTTCTGGAGGTAGAGTTGCGCAATCGCAAACGATGAGCCTATCGCGAAGGCGTGGGCATAAGACGGCAGAGTCTCAGCGATACTGGTCAGCAACTCTCCGACGTTGATACGGAAGTCAAAACCAATCATCTTCGTGCCAGCGACTTGCGGTTCAAAACGCACCTCCATGTGACCAAACACGTTGGCAAGCCCGCGCAACGCATACGCCAAAACTGTGGACTGCCAGTACGGCATCATTAGCTGTGCGCCTATCCACCACATCTGATTACCAATACCTTCGGCGCGCTCAAAGCCCAACTGTAGTATGTCTTCCACTTTCTTTGCAGTCTTGACCCAGCGTTCAGTCAATGCGTTGTCAAGAGCCTTTGTTATTTCGTCATACAACGGCGAGAACGAGATGGCTATTACTGATATCATCGGCAACAGCACACCAATCAGAGCTGGCGATTGTGGCTTGACAAAGTTCAGCAACGCATTAATTACGGTGTCAACAAACGACCTCATCGCTGAGACCACAGCAGACACCGCCTTGCCTACGACCTCCATAGTTATCTTGAGACCATGCGCTATAGTCTCACCTATTCTATTTGCAAGCTCTAGGAGAGGTTTGTAGACACGCTCAGCCAGCCACTTCCAGGGATCCTTCCAGAATTCCGTAAACCAGTCGTACAACTGTCTCCCAATTTTATTAAATAAATCAGAAATATACTGTAAAGCACCCTTAACGCTACTAGGCAATATATCCCAAGCCTTTTTCAATAAATTCATGAGAGGCTCAACTACATTTTTCCAAAGCCAGTTCGTCGGGTCTTTGATGAATTCACTGACTTGTGTGACAAACGTTTCTATACCCTTAGGCAAAGTTTCGGTGAAGAACTTCCACGTGCCTTCGATGAAACGCCTGAGACCCTCAGGCAACGCATTCCATATAGCCTGGCCGATGAACGTAAGTGCTTCCTTAACCTTGTTAACAAATGGCGTGATTACATTATCCGTAATCCATTTGAGCGGGTCTCTGCTGAACTCACTCCACCATGCTTGAACCGACTTGATGAAGTTTATAATCGTCTCAGGCACCGTCTTCGTGAAGAAGTCGTATATGGCTTGCAGAATTGCCTTTATCTCATTTGGAAGCACGTTCCAAACAGCTGTTGCGAACTCGACAAGTTTGTCATACAGAGGTTGCGCGATATTTCTGCGTATCCAGTCAAGCGGGTCTCTGCTGAACTCACTCCACCATGCTTGAACCGACTTGATGAAGTTTATAATCGTCTCAGGCACCGTCTTCGTGAAGAAGTCGTATATGGCTTGAAAAGCGGCCTTGATCTCGTTTGGCAGTAAGTTCCAGAGCTCCCCTGGCAACCTCTGCAACATGTTGACGAATCCCATCAATGCTCCTGCGACTTGGTGCAATAACGTGGTCGCCTTCTGTATCCAGTCGCCGATTTGCTTAAACGCATTCAGCACAATCCCTGATGCAACATCCGCCGCGCCTATGATCTGCCTGACGACGTCGTTGAACACGCCAGGTATCTGTCTAGCCTGGTCAATGATACGATTAAACCCGTCCTGTATCGCGTTTACAATGTTGTTAAACGCGCCGACTATCTGATCTGCAACTTGTCTAATTGTGTTAGGAATGTTCTGGATGTTCTGTATTATTACGCCGACCGCGTTTGATATTGTTTCTCTTGTCTTATTCAAGAAGTCTCCTACTGCAGACCCCGCTTGTTGTAGCGCATTAATTATGGTGCCGAATCCTTGCTGAATTCTGTTTACCATTTCCCCGAAAAAGCTCTGCAACCTATTTGCAAGGTCTCCCACGGCGCTGGTTATCCTCCCAACGACATCGCTGACTACCCCAGGTATCTGCAGAATTCTGTTGACAAGTTCCACAAATACCGACTGGATTCTGCCCGCTATGTCGCTCACGGCAGACGCCAACCTAGAGAGTATGTCTGATATTACTGAAGGTATTTGCGAAATCCTCTGAGTGATTTCTCCAAGGACGTTCTGGATCCTGCTGATGATGTCGCTAGCAAATGAAGCTATTCTCGACAACACTTCTGATATCACCGACGGTATCTGAGAAATTCTGTTTACCAACTCGCTAAACACGCCTTGTATCCTGCTTGCAACGTCCCCCACTATGGTGCCAATACGAGAAACGACGTTGTTTATTACATTCGGCAAATTGGCTATTGTATTAGCTATGCTATTTATCACATTCCTTATGTTATCTACAGCACCACTGAAGGCGTTTGCGATTTGTGAAACTATATTTGACACGTGACCAGGTATAGACTGAATTGCCTGGACAAACGTGTTGTATAAGTTCATAAACAAATCTCTCAACCTGCCAAGCGCATCTGATATGAACTGTATAGCGTTGTAGATAGGCGTCAGCACTACGTTCTGCATGTTGCTCGCCAGCTGAGAAAGCATGTTAGACATGCCCGACAGCGTGCTCCACATCCTGTTCAACACGTCAGCCATCGGAGAAATCAACGCGTTGAGCAAATTCCTGATAGAATCGAAGAAACCTGTCAGCAGAGACGCCAAGAAGTCGCGGAGCTGGCCAATGGGATCCGTTATGCCAAGGACGTAAGACGCCGCGTTTTCCCAGTCAATATTTTCCAAGTCTTCAAGACGCAGTACAGGCTTAATTGTATTATCTAAGTTTATGTTCAACAGTACGCTTAAGTCTAGGTTGCGTAATTCATCAAAGTTTATGCTGAACTTATCGTCATCCATGCCACTATGTAAAACCAGTCTCGTCTCTGTGTATTGCCATCAACTCATACTTCAGTCGCTCCACTCTCAGAACACTGACAAATTTGTCCACCCACTCAAGCGCCCGCTTTCTCAGCTCATCGATGTTCAGATCGGGGTACTGCATAGTCAGCGCATCCATCACAAGCTCATGTATGTACCCGCGCATCTTGTCCTCACTTATCTTCCCCGCCCTGTAGGCCTCCACGATAAGCCCAAACGACGCGAAGAAGTCCACCCTAACGTTGGGCTCATGTATCTTCTCAATCAGTTTCTCAAGCAAATTCCTGTAGGACATGTGATGTATGAGCTGTATAAGAATAAAAAATTTTTTTGGTTTATTCTACGCGTTCCTCTACAGCCCCAACTCTTCGTGTATTATCTTTACTATTGTCCTGATTATCAAATCTTCCTTCTTGATCCCCGTCTTCTGCTCCACCTCTTCCAGCTTTATCAGCAGTTTCTGCGGCACCTGCAAGCAGATCTGGTATGCCATATGTTGAAGATTTCAACTCGTTTATAATTAATTTGCGCAGAATGCTAGCTTTCAGTGTGGTGTCTGCACGCTTGGCGTAGACCTCCTTCCTGATTCTGTTCCTTATGCGTTCAAAAACCTCTGCAGACAACGTAAGCGTAACTGTTATCCTAGCCACGTAACCGCCATCCTTATGGTATTCATCCACGCTGATGTTTATGAGAGGTCTCGTGCCGTATTTGATGGCGAAGTTTTCGACACCAGCCTTAAAGTAGTTTGTCACAAACGACGTAAGCGACCTCGACAACAACACCATCGCCTTCTCAAAGAGGTAGTCAACAATTTGCTCAAGAGCTGGCTCCTTTTTCATTTCGCCGACTGACGTCGTAGGCGACAATCCGACTTGTTCTGCGTTTGTCTCACCGCTCATCAGCCAAAACGGTTCATCTATATAAAAGCTTTACAGACATATGACACAAATCCGGATTAATTTATTTTTCGATATCGAAATCGATTTTTTTGTTTTAAACAATGACTTTTTAAAGCGCGCCGTTTTCGGGTAAAGCGCACCGTCGCTTTCTATTTATAAATACAAATCAATATTCATATTTATAACCCCCTTTAAAAATTGTGGTTCGATGAAGTTCAGAACAGGTCTAGACAGATACAACAAGTACGCAGCTAAGTTCGACCCAGCGACAATACAGGCCAGATTCACGCAAGTAAGAGACGTAGCGCTTCAGAGAGCGCAGGAAGCGCTGATCAAGTACGCCACAATCGACGAGCTGGTTAGACCGATCCTCGACAAGTACGGTGTCGCTGGCCCCATGCGCGGCGTGTACCTCGGTTTCGCCAAGAAGTTGACGAAACACCTAGAGAGGGTGTCTGGCGCCTCCGCTACGAAGATCGCCGACGGTCTCAAGAGTTACTACGTGACTTCGTTCGAAGCCGACCCTGACGTGGTTGACGCAATAATTGCCGTCGTTGCTGGCGCCGTTGCTGGCTACTAATCGTCTAAATCGCGACGGTAAACCAAACCCCTCTTTTTTTCTTCTCCTCTATCTTTTTTTAATTTCTAGTTATTCATAATCATGCTTGCAATAGTCACGTCTAACCGGGCGGTTTCTCTTCAGAACGTAGCTACGCACATAGCTAAGGTTGCAAAACTAATGGGAATAGATGTTACCGTGTATGAAAGACTGGTGAGTATAGCGGATTTGAAACGTCTTGGGCGGTTCGCAATAATAGTCCAACAAGTGGATCCAGTAGTCACTCCCAACTATATGTTGCTTAACAGAAATTGTGTAAAGTATGGAGTACCGTGTGTGTTTTACGCAACGACCGAGGGCCTATTAGATGTAAAACACATCCACGCCTGGATGGCCGAAGGGAGATACATAGCGGTCAGCAACTATGTCAGGGAGAAACTTGAGGAGAGCGGTATACCAGTCGAAGATGTGATACACCACGGAGTCGATATGGAGGAGGTCGAACATGCGCGTAAAAATATACACCTAGGCGAAAAATATATACTTAATGCCGGGATTGACCACTCTAAATATATAGTTGTTTCAACAATTGCGCGTTCACTGCCGCGTAAGGGGCTGTGGTGGCTTGCCAAGATCGCGAAGGAGGTCGCGAAGATGGATTCGCAGATTAAGTTTTTAGTCGTGACAGATGACCACGGTCTGGAGCACTTCAGAGGTTTAGACAACGTAGTGGCTAAGCAGGACTTTGGTAAGTTGTACAGGGCGCTAGAGCTTGCAATAATTGGTGCGTCTCACATACACGCCGTGCCGTCGCTTGGGGAGGGTTTTGGTTTGTTGTTATTAGAAAGCATGGTACTTGGCGTGCCTGTCATACATGCAGATCTACCACCGACGAGAGAGTTCTCAACTGGCTGGCGCGTCCCGGTGGTAGACGTCGTCAAATTCATCCAGACGCTCCCATATCGCTCCGGAGTAATATATGAGCATCACCTATACAGAGTCGAGGAATTTGCAAAGACCATCGTTGAAGTGGCGGAAATGGTGCGGAACAATGACGAAACGGTTAAGCAGTACCGTCAGAAGGCTGTCGAGAGGGCGTCTGAGATGGACATACGCAACATGTACCCAAAGCTGATTAAGAAAGTGCTGTAGTATGGCCACTACAGCGTTCATCCTCAGCGAGTTTCTTAAGGAAATAGACGTGATGAAGCGCAAGTATCACGAAAGTACCATGACTGCAGATGCTGAGTGGACTAACTACCTCAGGTTCTTGAACATGTATGACATGTTCATCCAGTGGTCGTCCTTCATCATCCCGGAGTTCGCCATCGACGTCGTTGCGATCATCACCACGTTCGGCATAAGTCCGTTTGAGTTTGACGTGTTCACTTTGGTGTTTGACGTCAAGTTGCCGTCGCTAGACGAATACCTCAAGGGCGTCAACATAGTGATCGACAAGATACCGATAGAGATAGCCCTGAGCAAGCTGGGGATACCTCTAGATCTTCTGAATTTCCTAGATCTGAACTTCAATATAGGAATCCCCGAGATTCCTATTGAAAAAGTGCCTCAGAAGTGCGTATATGGTGAGGGCACATATGGCAACTGTTACGTAGACCCCGACACAATGCGTGAATTTATACGCAACACCATATTGGCAATCTTCAAAAAACATAGAGACATTGAATCCGCAAGGCGTGAGACCGAGAGTTTGGCTGACGCGTTGGGCATATCCCGCGATGTCATTGCCACACTGTTCAACAGGATTGTGATGTTGAGGAGCTACTACAGAAATGCCTTTACGTTGAACGTGTCTTCGCTGAACATCGCTACTTTGAGCAACGATGAGACTAAGGTGTCTGTTTACACCTTTGACGCCGAAGTTAAGGAGGTGGAGGTGAGGTATCTAACAGACGCGTTGATGGGTTGCATGCTCGACTTAAATGCACTTGATCTGTGTTACGTCATGCGTGAAGGCTCTGCATTTAAGGCTGATCTAGACCCGACGCGACAAGTACCACCGATACTAGACTCTATACAGAACATGGTTAGGGACAACGTCTCGCGGTATTTATATACGCCGATGGCTCTCGCTAACTACGCCACTGGGAGAGAGCGCGCGGACTACAGGTTCTCGCAACGCACTGAGACGTGGGCTCAACAGATGGCCTTGAGGTTTGCATTAGATGCATATGTGGAGTCTGTATTGCCGAAACTGTTGCCCGATACAAACAAATTCATGATAAATGTATACGCGACCGCAGTGCGCCAGCTCTTCGGTCATTTGTACAAGCGCCACAAGTGGGGCATGGACTTGTGGACGATGCTCAGCGATGAGGAGCTTAAGACGTATTGGGTAAGTTACTGGACCAGCCAAGGTCTTGACCCAGACGTGTTGAACAAGATATACGACAAAATCAAAGACATATTACCACACCTAGCTCGTCGCAAATATGAGCTTGGAAGAAGTGTCAGGTGGAGTCGCCTGCTTAGAACCATCGATTAAGACTAAAGCTTATATAGTTGTCTCAGCTGAGGTTAAACATGACAGAGAGTGAAAACGTCCAAGCAACACAACAAGTCGCGGTTGACAAGGTGGCTAGCGAGTTGCAGAACATCTTCCTTGACTTGCTGACGGCAGCACAAGAGTTGGCGTATGAACTCGCGACGCTGGAAAGCAAAGACACATACAGCGCTGAAGATATCCAGCCTTTTAGAAACGCCGCCAGAAACGTTGTAACACAAGTAAAGCGCATGCATAGATTCCTTAAGCAATACGGCAGGAGACAGTAACAAAAAACAAATTTTTATTTTTCTTTTCCGAGTCTTTCTGATGTCTGTTCAACCTACTGGCCCGCGTAGAATTGACATAACTGTTCTGCCTGTAGATGTGGAAATCGACGGCTGTACTGTAACAATTCTAGAGGCAAGCAAATTGAAACTGCCGTGGGACGAGTTCCAAGTGTCGTGTCAAGTCAGATGCGGGAACTTACAAAGCCAGATTTTTCACATCACATACAAAACGCCTAAGGAGTTGGCTCAGAAACTCAAGACTGAGGTAGCTAAGCTGAAATATATGTTATGGTTGATGGGAGAAAGCGAATTGATTAGGAGGGGGATTGTGACCAGAATACAGAGCAGGTAGGAAAAAACTACTTGTTTTGTTTCTCTGTGTTTTGCTTGGCAAGCGTGTTGTATAGTATATCAAGCACGGTAAGCTTAAGCGCGTTTGTCAGCTCAATCTCCACATCTCTCTGTAAGTCTGGATTGGTTTTTTCACCATCACTATTTAGCTTTGTCTGTATGTAGTCGTACACCGCGCGCTCCAGGAGTGATGTGTCTACTCCGAGTCTATCCCTTACCTGCTTAATCGCTTTCTGCAACAACTCAGCACGTTGTGGACTGGTATCTGCCTTAATCGCACCTACGGCCATAGACAACTTCACAACATACCACACAGCCTTAGCCAAATCTGGAAACTTTGTTTCACCTGTCTTGTCCTCCAGCTTGCCTTTGTAAAACATTTCATAGAATGTCATGGCGTCCATCACAACGCGCCACTGCGCTTTGCCGTGGATCCGGCTGTAGAATTCTATACGCTCTTTAAGCTCATCAGGCACGTAGATGGAACTCATGGTCCAAGCTTAATGCGTTGTCTTGGCTCCAATATCGGCATACATATCTTTGTCAGTTTTTTTCTGCATTTAGGGCACTTGCCAGGCAGTTGTGGTATCTTGTCAAACACGTATCCACAGTATGAACAGTAAAATTCTGCGCCATGCTCAACTAGCCACTTAATTGTCATTTCGCTCCTAACTTCGTTACAGTCTGTTGACGACATCATCGACGACATATTACTCTCTTGAGACGCCATTCTCCGTTTTTGTCTACGAATATGCTGATGGTGCACCTGGCGTTTCGGCTGTATATATTCAGTATTATTGTGTTGTTTATTCGGCGGATAACCATGTCGTAATCAGCAGATGGGTCAAATACGTATTCAACTTCTGTATTGTTGTACTGGACAGTTATGCCGTCTTTAAGTCTTTCCAAGAACTGAAGCGCCCTCACCCTAAGGGAGTTTGTGTTTGTCATGACCTACTCCCAATCAATTCTGGACATGATCTCTGTGACTTGTTCATAGAAGTCAATGAACGTCGCGTAGTCTTCATGTATTGCGAGTTTCCACTCTCCATATTCTTCAAACGTCCACCGCAGTTCATCATATGTGTTAAGGACATTCTGCGACATGGCTCTCCACGTCTGTCTTTTCCTGTTTGACGAATTCAAGCAGTTCAGATACGCTAAAGAATACATAAGCTTCGCTGTCGTCAAAGTCGATCAATATGTACTTGACGTGACCGTTGCACGGCACTTCAAGCACCCGTAGATTTGGAACCATCCGTCTCCTCGCGGTCGCAACACATTTAACGCTAATCTCGTAGTCCAGCATAGCCTACCTTGCGCTATCAACGTCTTGTGGCGTTACGCCTTCTGGCAGACATACTAGATATTCCACTTCGTAGCCTTCTATACCGCGAAACATGCCACGTCTCTGTATCTCTTCGCCGTTCTCTTTCTCAATTGCTATAATGGCGCATTTGGGGATGTTGCACGTGGTCATCTTCCCGTCAAGCGCCACAATGGCAAGCAAACCGAGCCCCCCAACCCTATAGGTGCCGTTGCATTCTTTTTTGTTCGGCTCTACAAACCTTGTTTTCTTCCCCTTGAAACTGAGTACTGTACCTTCATCCATCTCGCCTACGTCAAGCTCATATTGAGCGTAGATCTTGCGCACGCCGACCAGATGTGCTGGCACCGCCATGGCCTTCCCGTCCTTCAGTCTAATTGTAATGTCTGTAACCAGCGGTGGCGTCTCTTTAAACGTCTTAACTACGTAGAGACTCATAGCCTATTCGCCTGCTACTTCAATTCCTTGTATTTTGTCGGCGTGTGGGTATACTTCTTTCGCGTCTGCAGCTACCAGGTCGTAATATGCGTAGTTGTTGTATGCGCTTACGAGGACAGCCTCAGCCGTCTTCGTCGTTCCGTCGTTGAACAGTATGTTCACCTTGACCCGCCTAGGTGGCGGCATTTTAATGCCGTCAACCTTGAATCTTACTATTATTTTTTTACTACAGATCTGTCTTTCGTACACATTTAGGAGTGTTGTCTTTTGGGTTATTTGTTCCATGTATACCAAGAAATTGCTTGTATTTAAACTTTTTGCTCCACTACAAGGCGACAGTCGTCGTGCTCAAACAAAATCGGCACATATTTGTCGTACACGCGGAAACGCACCATTGAGCTAGTCATCATGTTGAACCGCGCCCGAATTTCGCGCTCCCCGCACAGCAACGTTATGAATTCAGGAATTGAGTTGTTAAACCGCTTTCTTATATAGTCGGTGGGGAAGTAGATGTATACACCGTTTCGCGTCTTGGTGACTTTTACCTCCACCATACGATCTTCCACTCCGGCTCAGTTTTATATATTTCGAGCCTTTGCTGGAAGTGATCGTCAAAAAACGGCACGTCTTCGTCGTAGATGTCATAAACAACCGCGATTGACTTGTCAGGTGCTGGTCTGACGAACCTGCCGACGCGCTGTCTAATCCGCGTACGCGACTTGCCCGACAACAGGAATATCCCAGTTTTGAGCTCCGGTATGTCCAAGCCCTCATCGGCAAGCTGTGTCGCAATTATGCCGTCAAGACGGCCGTTGCGTACGAATCTGTACACTTCTTGTCTAGTCTCCCCCTTAACGGTCCCGGTGACCACCTCTACGTTTAGACCAGCGACCTTCATCATCTTACCTACCAACTTGGCATGTTCCACGAGTTGAGTAATGAGGAGAAACGGCTTGTCTGCCATCTGTGCTAGTTGTACCGCCAGTTTATTCCTCTCTTCACATTCAGCGAGAGCCTTACGTATACATGCATATTCGCCTGCGCCAGACGTCCCACGACATTTTTCTTTGAAGTTGCACTTGGGAGCCGTAACTACACGTATTTCCACCGGCACGGCGAACCCCCAGCGTATCAAGTCGGATGATTTGACTGCTGGAGGAACGACGTCGCCGAAGGCGGCGAATATCTTGAGGTCGTGGCCGTCCTCTCTTTCAGGCGTGGCGGTTGCGCCGATGCGCAGAGCCGCGCCATAGCCTATCCTCTGGGCTAGTTTCCACACGGTTTCGGCGGGGGCGTGGTGCGCCTCGTCGAGGAAGAACGCCACGTCGCTACGGTCAAGCAGTTCCCAGACCATCTCGTTGACGTGTGGCGTCTCGTCGGCGTAGTACTTGTAGTACTGTTTCTCTTCGCTGTCGTGAACTGTCTCCTCAATGCGTCTCTTAAACAGTCGAGAATAAAGCGTCTGAATCGTGACGCCGTGTATGCGTCTAAGCAGATCTGTATCTTTGGCGTAGATCTTGGCGAAGTCAAGCATCTGATACACAAGGTCAAGTTGAAGAGCCGACATGACTACGGTATAGCCGTTCTTGGCTAGTTCGGCGGCAAGTTTTCCCATTATCCTGCTTTTTCCCGCGCCCGTAGCTGCCTGCCATAGAGCAACGCCGACGTCCTCAAGTCTTTTCCACGCGTTCTTAATCATCTCTACCTGGTAGTGTCTGAGGTCCTCGAAGTCGTTAATCGGTTTAAGCGTCTCCACGTACTTCGGATATTTGTTGGTCAGACGCTGGACCAAGCCGCGAGGCACCGCCCAGTCTCCCCGGTCAGTTTTTTTCCCCAGACAAATTGTTTCTTCTACCTGCGCCACCGGACTCCAGCCCTCTTCTATGCAACGCTTTATACACGTCTGTGTCTGGCAATAGCTTTCGCATGATACGGGTCTCCAAGTCTTTACTTTGTAACATGTATGTCTTTGAACTATGTCGTCTGGCATGGATACATACGCGTAGAATTTGTGCCACTTCACCTCCACGCAATCCACCGGTAGCGAAAGCGCCTTGGCCGCCCAACAGGGCACGCTTGATGTATACCAAGTCCTGTTGTTTGGATCGAATATAGCGAATTTTTTAAGCGTGTCAACTACGTCACGACTCCACGGGAATTTGAATTGCCTGTCCCTAACGAGGAGCCGGATTGCCATATGTTTCAAGTATTTTTGTTACAGTTAATTTTGGACTTCCGGTTGTCTGCCACACAATTTCGGCCAACTCTTTCAGCTGGTGACACAGATCCTTGTCTGTTTTGCAGAGATATATGGTGACGTAGCGGTAACGTGTGATGTTGGTTTGTTCAAGCAACAGTATTATGTCTGCGTCGGTATATATGTACTGTCCATGCGTCCCGCCATGTGACTCAGTTTTTTCCGCAGGTTTTACATATTCTACGTAACTCGATACGCGTCTGAACCCGAGTGGTATCGTGAGACCTCCCATATACGTTGTCCTCCAGGTCACCTTTAGGGGGGTTTTGGTGTTCATGGATGAATAGGAAAAAACTGGTTTAAAAATTTTTTTCTGGTTAAAACTTGCGTAACAGCTCGTCCAGCAAGCTCTGAGGTTTTCTCTTATTCATCTCCATGGGACTTGCGATGTGTTTTACGATGACAAACCAGTATATGAGGTCGTCAGCGCTTACCGCCACGTCTGGTGTTGCATTTGGGCCAACGTTGCGTGAACCATGCTTAAGCGTTGCTACAATTAAGACGTCGCCTGGCGCATATTTGTAGACCATGCCAGTGGGTTGTTCAGGAAACTCAGGGAACACCATGCGAAGCACGTCGAGCGTCGGCTTGTGTCTGATGTAATGGACCCATGTGACGTTTCTCAAATCAATCATGACCTCAAGCGTGTATTTGTTGAAAATGTTTCGCAACTCGTCAAGCGACTCCGTAGGTATAACACGTAGAACATACTGCCCACTGGGCGTAAACATTGACGGCGAAATCGCGTTTAAACCGACTACGCGCAACCGAGGTTGTATGGGGGTCCCGATTACGGTTTGTGTCACCGTCATATCACCTCATTGCCAGCCCACACCTCCTTTATAACATTATAGACATCTTCAACTGCATTTCCACACACCACTGGCGGCAATTTATTGCATTTCTCTGCGCCTGCATTACAGAACACTCTCTTTGCTCCCCGTGTAGATACCACATACAAGACGTTAAATGGCTCTGTGTAGGCAACATATCGATACGGTGGTATCTGGACATAATATGGTGCTTTTTCCACGACTATCAAGCGGTTACCGTTTATCTTCAACGGTAGATCCACTATGTGGGCATCCATACACAATCGCAATGCAGGCGTGTACATGTCGTTGAGATACAGTCTACCGTATACGACATCACATCCCACATACTTGAATACAGCCGACGACTCGAACCGTATTTTTATTTCGTCTTTACCAGACATGGTGATAAGGAAAGTATGAATATTTAAGCTTTTAGTCACCACTGTTTCTTAATCTTGTTCAGCGTCTCAACGGGGCCGACGAGCAAGACTTCACATCTAATTTTTTGTGATGTCTTGTCACACTGAGCCCAATACACAATTCCGAGTCTCTTGAGGAATTCCGTCACGACTTTTGTCTTGTCTATGACTAGCTTGTCGAGACGTTCCACAACTGACTCGCGGTTGTAGTTGTAATCCGGATCCTCATCGTATCTCGCCTCAAGCTTGAGACGTCTAGGAGTGCCGACCATTTCCATGTAACTGAGCCACATTATAGCATCTGCAATGAACTCAAAGTCGTCATAATTGGTGTCGGGGTAGACGCAGACAACATAATCGCCGAAGGACCTGTGGTAAAACCACCTCATTGCGGGGGAAAGCCCCGCCCTGGAGAGCAACGCAAACACGGCAAGGCCAACTTTTTTCGCCAGAGCCTTGTTGCGGTTGTTTATAAAGCGACTGTTGCGGTGCCTGCGCCTGGGTATCTTGTCTGTGTGTATCTCCACCGCCCGTGTGCACGACTCATCTGTCGTTATGTATACATTGTCAGCGAGCACAATCGTCGCTATAGACCTCAAGATGGTGCCATATGGAATAAGCATATTGACCATGACGTACTAAATCAATAAATTTTTAACAACTACGCTTACCTCTCTTCCTCGCCTGCATGTGTCTTGACTTCAGTAAGCATGTCTAGGATTCTGTCTTTATCCACGACACATGCGCCGTAGAGAGTTGGACGCGTGTCGCTGGTTATGACTTCGCCGCCTAGCTCTTCGCATAGGGTGCGTATGTTTACGTTTATTTCTGCCTGTATGGACTTGAATACCACGATCTTGTTATCTATCGTCATCCTGTGGTGAGGCAACAAGTTCTTCTCAATTGCCGTGTCGAGGAGTCTCCATGCCGCATATGAGTTACCATCCCGCAACGGACCGGCGAACCTGACTATGTAGTTGTACAGCCACGATATGTAGCGGTCGGTGGCTGACAACACGACTAGAGCCGACTCCTGCGGTCTCTCCATATCTATTGATATGCCAAGCACATCTGCTATTATCCTGGCGTACTCCTCAGCGCCGCGACGCATGTCGGGGTCGAGAACCACCTCTTTTACATCTTGCCAACGCTCCTCAGCATACTTCAGGTAATACGCGCCGAACTTGATCAAGTTCTGGCTAACAGACAACAACTCCCTGGCAAACACAGAGCGCCTATCTAGGTCGGGCAAGTCGCGGAACTGTATGACGTAGATTTTGTCAGCCAGTTCCGGGTCCTCCACCGTGAATGCGTTCGCCGTAAGTATCAGACCGGCTCTGGCGGGCCATTCCTCCCCCGTCGCAGTTTTCCACGCCGATGGGTTTGATATGTAACTCTTCAGCACGGCGTATACATCTTCTTTCTTGGAGACCCTCTCCACCTCGTCAAGGACGGCGAGAGTGGCTACTACGTCGTCCTGCAGGCGACCGATACGTGCGGGGTATATCACCGACGCCGCGCCTCTGAACAGTTTGTGAGTCGCCTTGGGGAAGAACGTCTGCAATAGCGTCTGCGCAATCGTGGTCTTGCCTGTCCCCTTAGGCCCAATGAAGGCAACTATCTGTGGACGCACGCGCCAGAGCTTGTGTGTGAAGAAGAAGTTTTGAAAGGCGCCATGGAAATATGCAGCTGAGGCGATTTTGTACCAGCGGTCCGAGGGCTGATATTTGCCGAACACCTCCAGCAAGTCTTCAAGTGCGCGTTTGGCGTCTCCTGGCGACGTTTCTGCGACGACGCCTGTATCGAAGTAATCCCTCACCCCGCATGGGTATTTCTCATAATATGGCGAACAGACAAACCCACTTACAATATAGTCCACGCGTCGCGGGTAGTAGTCTATTATCACTTCCCAATTCGGCGAAACGCTTACCTGTCTCCTGGACAAGAGACGCTCAAGGACGTTTGGACGCGCCATGCTCAGCACCTCCTCTATGTCTGCGCCAGGTATCTCCACCTTCGCCGATATGTACTCTGTGTCCAACTCTGCGTCTCTATATATCGTAAGCTCTTTGATGAACGCGTTTACGACTTTAGAGACGTTGTAGACGGAGTCTCCGTTTTCTGTCTGTTGTTCATTCCTCTTAACTTCTTTTTTCTCCACCTTGACAATCCCTTCCCGCGTGTTGCACAGTCTGACAAGTGGTTTGTTGACCACCTTCCTGTTCCTAACCATGCGCTTGTTTTTTATGACGACGCATACAGGTCTGCTGAATTCGTCGTGTGTAGACACCCCCAACGCGCTTAATATGTCGTCAAGTATTGTGGTGGATTCCTGCTCAGACATGCCCAACGCGCGACACGTCTTCGAGATGACTTCCTCAAGCTTTATTATTCCCCAAACCTTCTGCGCCTTACCGCCGTAAATATAGTTAAACGTCTGTCGCCAATGCTCATCAATCGTCTTATCGCTGTCTAAGCCCTGCTGTTTAGCCCACTTAAAAAGTTGCGCAAGCACTTGTCTCAGTTGTTCGCCATCTATACAGCGCCTATATGCAGTGCCGACTACGGCATAGAGTATTTCGTCGTGGTAATGTGAGCCGTCCTCTCGCTGAGCAGTCCACAGGACCTTGAGAGTCTCAAGCAAGAGTTCGGGATCAGCCATCTTGCGGAACTCCTTACATGTAACTACCGAGACTTCGCCAGGGGTGGCTGTCGCTGGACGTTTCACATTTGACAGGAGTTTTTTGAACTCTTCACACGACAAGATGACGCTATAGCCTGGGTAGTCGGTTTCTTTCCACCGCTCTCCGTCCCAGGCGACAAATACATATTTTACACCGCTTGGGTGCTGGCCGTATACTAATTGATAATTAGAATATAACAACTCGACCGCGCCTGCTCGAACCGTCGCGAATTCGCCTACACAGTCTCTCGGTACGCGCGTCACTATGTATAAGCCGCGCTTAACCTTGTCAAGTGGGATTGTCTCGTTTGTTTCCGTATTGATACACCTATTACCGTCGCATTTTACGACATGTTTGGGACGAGGCCCCGTTAACCCACAGAATGCGTCGGGTCCACTGCAGAGATACTTCCGCCAATCACCGAAGATGTTGTTCAACTGCTTGTCAGTTTCGTCTGGGTCGTCAATGTCAAGTATGACGACAGCGTATTCTGGATTGGCATACCAATTGCCAGTGATTGCAACAGCCCCTACTTTGTTGCCCAATTTCTTGATGTCGTCGGACGTGTATATTTTTTCCCGCGAATCCCACTTGCCAAGCGGCTGTTTATTATTTCCTATAGGTACTATGTTGTACCCAAGCGTTTCAAGCACCTTAGCTACTTCCGCTATGTTGCTCATACCGTAGGTCAGTCGTCAGCTATGTCGAGCACAATAAGCTTGACCTTGCGACCGACGAAGTCGGCGATGCGTTTGGCATATCTGTCGTAGATGTAAATGCCGATGCGCTGGCCCGCAACTTTTGTAACTGTCCCCTCCACGTATATCATCCCAACGACGTCGCGCAATTTTTGGGCAATTTCATCCTGGGCCATATGTGTCAGAAACCACATGTTTTTAACCATTACGTATGCATATCACGTTCTGTTACGTAATTCGAAATACAACTTAACGTATTTTGGCACTAAAAATTTAAGTACATCATGGATAAACAGATTTATGCGTTACAAGGTTCGTTACAACTATAGAGTTGTGACATCGGCATTTTTTGCTAAAGTACTGTGTGAATCTGTTAAGCGTCTCGCTAAACTTGCCCCGGTTAAGTATAAATGCAACGGCAACCGCGTCGTTATTTACGCCGACACTAGGGATAAAGCCGATATACTTGCAAAACTTATACAACAATATTTCTGTATCGTGTTGACCTACAAATACCTAATACCGCACACCTTCTGTGAAATGTCTGTAGTCATCGAGGAGAACAAGTAACAAATGTATGTAGTAAAGGCGCGGTCGCCGTTTGTGAAAACGCTAGAAGACGTAGTCTCTAAGATATGTCGCGAGACCGGTGCCGAATGCGCCAAGGAGGGGGAGTGGTTCGTCATACCTGTCGCCAACGAGGAATATGCAAAGTACGTCGCATACGTAGTCACGCGGGCATTCCAGCGCAAGATGCTCTATTCATATGGAGTGCCATACCAAGTTATGCTAATTGATATTAGGGTAGAACAGTTAAATAGCAACACCTAACCGGGGATGTGCGGATTGAGATAGAAGACGCGATGAAACCGTGGTTCTTTAGACACTATGACGTTGATCTAATACGTTACACCTTGAGGATAAGGCCGCTTTGTCGCCCCACATTGATGCACTTGCTCTATTTGATAGACAGAGAGGTCTGTTTGAAATATGGTAGATATATGTACAATTGGGAGATGACGTATACTGGCCCGTCGTCAAGCGATGTCTTAGACATCATCAACCACATGGTCAAGTACCGCTCAGTGGTGCCAAACATAGAGCTTGGTTTTGTCATCTACGAGTTGAAGTCTAATGCTCCGATAGAGTTGCCCGACGAGTTACGAACCATTGCAGACAAAGTGCTAGACACATGGGACCACAGGAAACTTGACGAACTAATGGAGTATGTACGGAGTCTAGACGAGGTAGGGGATTCAAAGTTGGGGGACCGTCTGTACTGTAAATCGAAAAAATAAAAAACATGGTTTTTCTGTGCTGTTAATGACAACAAAAAATGAACGTGTTCAACTCCTGGCTAAATACTCCCTCTTCAGGGGGCAACTGCCTCCAACGATAATCGATGCCTTGTGGCACAGCGCGTTTTCACACAAACGCAATCCATTTGCGCTCTGTTATCTACCACGCCTTGTCAGGGCGGACGAAAGCGAAAAAGTTGTTGCTTGTGAATATCTGAAACAGTTTGGACATACTAGAGAAGAGCAAGCGCGTAATTACTACTTGTGGGCGCAGACGGTGCCGACGACATTGTGGAGACACTTCAACATGCTTTCGCTCAGCGCGTTTACTGAAATCGTTTCGGATATGGTTCCACCGCTGTCGATTGCAAATATCATAATACATCTAGATGTCTACAAACACTTCAAAGATGTCGTTATCCTTGACTTGTTTTCAGGCGTTTGTGGTTGGCTTATGGCTTTTGAGTTCATCCCTGACCACTACAAACCAAGGCGCTGGATAGCTGTAGATATAGATGCTAAGCGTCTTCAAATATGTAGAGCCATATCACGTGACTTGGGCGTTGACGTCATAACTGTCAGGCGTGACTTATCTACTCCATTCATGTTCCACGGTCGTGTTGATGTAGTCGTTGGTAGCCCACCATGTCATGAGTTTACTCGGTCAAAAGTTTCAACCATGCGTGACGTAGACAGCGGTTTGGTCTTGGTGAAGAGTTATCTAGAATCTGTTAACATGATTAATCCAACGTTGTCGCTCATGGAGGAATCTGCAACAACTGTAGAGGCAGAAAACACGCTTTCAAAACTAGCGTCACAATACGGCTTTAAACATGAGTTCTTCTCTCTGCGCGACTTCGGTGCAATACAGGCAAACAGGAGACGCCTAATAGCATGGCGGATAGCACAATAACATGATAATCTATACCCGCCCACCGTATCCATCGTATATGACGCGCCCCGAGACAGCGTATCCATACATCTTAATCAACGCATACGATGAATCCACGTTACGCTACGTAACACAACAGTCTGCGCCGTACATACGTTCTGTACTGCTTGATTCAGGTGTGCACAGCATATTCCACCGCCTTGAGCTTAAGGAGTATCCTGGAGACTACCAGGCATGGATAAACCGCGTCTACAACATGTGGAGACGCGTGACAACGCTTGTCACAGAAAGCTATGTTGTGATACCAGACTATCCTGCGGACTACGAAAACAACCCAATCGAAGACAACGTCGAGAGGACGTTTCGGAATATAGAATACGCCGTTAAGAAGTATCCAAATACAAAATGGATAATCCCAATCCAAGGCAAAAAAGACGACGTAGTGTCTGTAATTCGTTCTTTTGAATACATTAGAGATTTAGGCCTGATTGGGCGGTATAGGTACATAGCAATTGCGCCTACATGTACCAAAAACTGCTCTCGTTTCTTACGAGACATAGGCGTCATCATATGGAGACGGGTTAAACAGATGAATGTATCGGTTAGGGTACACATGTTTGGTGTCACCATGAAGGCATGGCCTTACGTTGTTCAGTACATAGACTCAACTGATATTATAGTCGGCAACATCCAATGTAAGCCAATCATAGGAAAGATGTGTAGCAAAAAAAAGGAGAAAGATATGGTGTGGCGTCTCTTTCTATCAAAAGCGTCTAAGTTTATGGAGATCAATCGTCTCTAACAACTTCGGTAACAATACTTAAAAACCCGAAAAATCTTGTCTGTCATGGAAACCAAAACTCAAATCAAACAATGTGAACAAAACCGGCTAGATTTGCGAGAGCTGATGGACAAAGTACGTGAGAAACTACGGCTTGGAGTCGAGTTGGCTGACGGTAGTGTAGTTGCGGTGAATCTAAGCGTGTATCACTTCTCATACGCAAAGGTGTATGGGAACAAAGCTGAAGTGGTTTATGTTACTGGATGCGCTGACGTACACGTCGATGCTGTTATTAACGGCAGAGATGTTGAAATAGGTGACGTAAGACTATACAACTTGTGTAGCGATAAGTATGGCGTCTGACCAGCTGTACAACACGTGCATATATGCGACTCAAGGAGATAAGCACTACTGCACTCAGGTGCTGAACACGCTCTCAAAACTGTCGCGTGAGAGAGCAGTGACGTACAGAAATGAACGTGGCGTACAACATGTAGTTGTGTTGCCTGACGACGATCAACCCGTCGTAGACATCGTCGCCGGGAAAGACAGAAACTTGATCGTCAAAATCAAAAGCAGGAGATATGTCGCATTGATAAGATATGTTTACGATGGACAATTCCGGCCCGTGCATGCGGTGGTTTCAAACCTAGAGGTCCTCAACATGTTGAATATGTACGTGTCGTTTGAAAATATTCTAAACGAATTCTTAGCTCGGTGGAGAGGATATGAATAGTGAGTGTACCAGCTTACACGAAGCGGTTAAGCGTGGAGATGCGCGTTGCGTAGCTGATTTGTTGGAGAGCGGTTGGAGTCCCGACTACTTCGACGAGGACTATGAAACGTCGCTACACTGGGTCGCGTACAAGGGCTATATCGACATTGCCGAACTACTGATTAAGCGCGGAGCCAGCGTCAATATGCGTAACAAACACGGTATGACGCCGCTACACATAGTCGCTTACTTCGGAAATGTCAAGATGGCTGAGTTGCTGATCAAAAACGGAGCCGAGATAAACACCAGGGACGTGTTCGGAATGACGCCGTTGCACAGAGCATGTTTGACAAACAAGCCAGAGGTTGTAAAGTTGTTAGCTGAAAACGGCGCGGACGTCAATATCGGCGACAAGGAGAACATGACCCCCTTGCACTACGCCACGTATCACGGCTGTGTGGAATGCGCCAAAATATTGATAGGCTATGGGGCATACATCTACACAAAAGACAACCACGGGAGGATGCCGATCCACGATGCTGCGGAAGGCGGGCATGTTGAAGTCATAAAGCTGTTAGTAGGCCTAGGCGTAAGTGTAAACGAGCGCACCAGCTACGGCGACACGCCCTTGCACTTCGCCGTGATGCGTCGCAACACAGGCGCTGTTGAGCTACTGTTGAAACTCAAAGCAGACGTAAATGCGAAGAACAACAGGGGCTTGACTCCTCTCCACTACGCAACTGAGCGTGGGGCATTTGAGATAGCAAAAATGTTGATTGAACATGGCGCACGCGTAAACGAACAAGACCGTTTCGGAAGAACGTCGTTGCACATAGCAGTCGCCAACAACGACGACTTAATGATACGGCTGTTGATTGAAAACGGCGCCGATCCATGCATAAAGAACGACAGTGGCGAAACCCCACTTGACGTGGCGTTTAAGTTGAAAAACTGCCACGCCGTGTTGGCGTTGCTAGAAACAAAATCCACATACAAGTGTATCCCCTCGAAAAACTAAACTTTTTCCTTGGTTTTAATGTCGCTTTTTCATTATCTAAATATTCTTACAGCTTAGCGCTTTCTGTTTCCACGCCGTTTTTTGTTTTGGTTTGGTTGTCGTGTCTCTGTTGTAGTGTTTATATATCTACTGGTGTGTGTTTGGGGTGAATGTATATATGTTGGATGTGGCGTTGTCCAACGTCTGGTTTTTATGCTGGATGAGGGGGGTGGGTGAAACTTGTAAAAAAATTGTTTTTCGGCGGGGTGGAATGTATAGTTTCTTCTTGACGGAGTTTAGGGGGTTTCGTGTTTTTCTCTCTTTTTTTTCGTATTGGTTTTTTAATTAACATACTTCACGCTAGCCGCCGTGTGGGCAGTCGGGGGCTCTAGCCCCACCCCGCCTTGGGGCAGAGTCGGGCCGGCGCGCCTCACGGGGCGGGCAGCCTGACGGCACCCCGCCGCCAACCAGCCCCCGCCCTTGGCCGTCTGTCGCCCCGGCCCCGCGACGCCCTATTCGGCGACTGCGGGGAAGGCGCGGATCCCTCCCCCGGCGCCCCATACGGCACCGACGAGGTGGATCCGCGCGGGGCCCGGTCCCGGCGTCTTGGGTGTGGGTCCCATCCCACGGCGGTCGCAGAGACCGCGGTGGGCACGCCAGGTGGGCGTATCGCCCCGCCAGGCTTGTCCCCCACAGCCCGCATCTGTGGGGAACCCGCCGGGGGTGCCCCCGTCATGGCCCTCGCGGGCTCGGGGCGGCCCTCTTTCTTCCCTTAGCCAGCGGCCCCGGGGGGCGATGTTCATCTGTACGAAGGTGTTTATAACAGTTGTCGTCGCGTCTTTGTCTGGTTGCGGTGGAGCGCGAAGACGCCGAACTGAATGTTTATATACGCAGATGTGCTTAAATACCTCGGTGGAGCTGTTGCCGATGAATTTAAAAGACGTGGTCGCTATGGCGTTCTACCTCGCTGGCGGTCGCGTCGAGGGGCTTGCTAGACTTCAGGCGGTGATGTACATGCTACACAGGGAGACGTCGCTCGTCAATACATACTTCGAGACGTGGTGGGCTGTGCCGTGGAGCGAGGAGGTGGAGCAGGCAGTGGAGGAGCTCATACGCGGGGGGCTCCTCTCCACTGAGGTAGATGAAGTAGCAGGGGTGAAGACGTACGTCGCATCTAGACAGCTGATGGAGAGAGGCGCTGAGGTGTACAGAAAGATCGAGGAAAGGGATCCCTACGTCGCACGCCTTATGAAACTGGCAGTCGCCTACGGTATGTCTCTGTCGCTCAGCAAGCTGTTGCTCAGCATAAGGCTGGCGTATCCAGACGTTGCGCGAAACGGAATACAGTGGATGCCGTTGTCCTGCGTCGCGCACACCCCCTAAAAACATGCGTGTTTTTCAGCCCCGGGGCGGGGGCCTGTGGAGCCAGCGGTTGCGCGTCACCTGGAGCTCACCAGCGTGAGGAGCCACTTGTCTCTCCGTCTGTCTCTTACTCTCCCCATATGCAACGTGCGCTCAAACGTCTCCACGACGTATCTGTCTCTGGTCAGCACGTCGCTTATCAGCTCGTACGTCTCGCGGTCCAGCTTGAGGAGAAATGCGCCTCTTATCTGAGTCAGTATCAGCGCCATTTCGCGCAGGTCGCTTACTGTGAATTTAATGTCGTAGGTTTCTGCGTCGCGACCGACAAACGGAGGGTCGAGATAAAACACTGTATTTTCGGAGTCGTACTTCTTAATGACGTCTCTGAAGTCCAAATTCTCTATCACCACGTCCTTCCACCTCTCAGCGTACTTCAGTATAGACGCGACTCTCGACCTATACGCCCTGGCTTCGTTATTGTGCGGGTTGACGGAGTAGGCGAAACCGCGCATGTCGTATGTACCGAAGAACGACGCATTAAGCGCATAAAACGCCAGAGCTGCAACCACAAACGGTGCAAGGTCTTTGCCTTCCCGCAACAGCTCCTTGATGATTCCATGGAAGACGCGAGAGTAGGGCAGGAGCGACGCCACGAAGGCCAGACGCTCCGGGCTTTCCTTCACGTGTCTGTAAAGGGCGACCAGCATGTTGTTTATGTCGTTGTAGACGACGTTGCCGAACTTCTGTCTACTCACCGTCTGCGACATGTAGCCACTACCACCGAATACCTCGACAAATGTGCACCTCTTGGGACACAGTCTCTCGATCCTCGGGTGCAACAAGTCTGCAATGTGGAAGTCGCTACCGGGAACCTTAACCACCTTAAACGCGCTACTTCCGTCTGCCAACTGCTCGACGTAACGTCGCAACTCCTCGACGTCCCTGCCAAGATAGCAGGCGGTCCTCCTCCCGCCTTCATGGTGGTCAACTCTCATGTAGTATCTGTCGCGGACCCTTACCTTAGTCAGATAGCCAGGTTTCCCGCAACGCGGACATGCAACCTTCACGACACGCAGATATCACCGCCTTTTATGCCTTTCCACTAAATTTAATGAAAAAGCCCCCGCCGAACCTCCTGCACAGCGCCACACACGCAGACCTGCAACAGCCGTCCCACAAAACCGACCCAAAGCTTAAAAATATGCGCGTTTCTCAACCAAGGGGCGGGGGCCTGGTCCAGGCGCCAGCCAGCGACATGCGCGACGCGCAGGCTCACGCCCGGCCCCGTCCCGACGCCAGGCGAAAAGCTTTTAAGCTGGGGACTCCTCCCACCTCAGTACCGCGGTCCCGGCGGATGGGTTCCTCTGCCTGCCAGGCCCGACCCGCCAGCGCCAAGCGGGTGGGCGGGGCAGGGGGCCGTCGGGGGCCCCCGGGGGCTCATCCTCATCTGCGCAGTATTGATACGTACATGTCGTCTCCAGCTGTCTCCAGCTTTAAGACCGGCACCTGGCGTGCACGCCCCACCCGCCCTGGCGCCCACCGACCCGCCAGTCGCGAGACCCCCGCCAGACGCGCGCGCACGCACACAGGGGCAGGTCCAGCACCCAGGCCCCGCACGCCTGCCAAGAGGTGCGTCGCGTCGCAGTCGAAGGACAAGGCCTTCAGACACAGCCCCATATATTATATAATGGTTTCAAATGTCTCAAGCTTTAAGACTAGCTGTCGAGGACCCGGCTTTCCATCGCCAGCGTCAAGTCTCAAGACATCACGTAGAAGGCCATGCTTTTTGTCTCCCCTTCTTTACAACAACAAAGAGGTCTCTGGACACGGAAAAAACAACAATTTGCCATGCCTCCACGGAATATTTTCAATACAAAAAGCAGGAATTTGCAAAAACCACGGCAAGACATTTACACAAAAAACGTGGGAAAATCTGGACCCTATCCAACATTTTACATATGTAAAGAGGGGGGACCCCTTAATCCACGTCGGGACCCAAATTGCTATAATAAATAGAATAGTGCAAAAAACACAGTCCCCACGACCGTCTCCCCTTTACACACAATAAACCCACTTCGCCATCATATTCAACTACACATGCACATATATCAATGGCCTCTCCGACACAATATAAACATTAGCCTTTATACGTATTTCCTCGAGTAACATATATGTAAAGGGTGAGATAAAGTGCGCACCATATTGTAGAGTGCGATATATCTGCGTGTCTATATCAACACCTTTTTTCTTGCCCTAATCACCCTTTTTTTACAATTATAATATTGTCTCTGGACACGAAAAAACCCACAACTTTATATGTAAATAGGAAAAAAGAGGTCCTTTTTAAAACTGGTTTAATATTTTTTCTAGCCGACTCTTTACTTTTTCTATAGCCAGTCCATGTATTTCGTCTAATTGAACCCAATAGTCATGTGCATGATAAACTTCAGGGTCGCCATATGGGTCCTTATACACTTTTACTGTTGCGGAATAATTGCTGTATATAATGTGGATATCCTTATATATAACGCGCATTAAGTTATCGTATAGGTAGACTTTTATGTCGGGGATTTTAATTGTCACGTTATCATATACTATTGTAATTTCAAAATCTCCTGTCGCTAATGCGCGTTTTAGCGCGTCTAATATTTCGGGGATATACTGTCTCACGTCGTCGGGGATTTGCGTCGTTGTTTGGGTTGTTGTTTTTGCCATGGCAATTAGGATTTTGCTTATTTAAAAATTTTTCGCATGCTATATATCAATCCTATTTTTTACATGTATCTAACGCATATTGCGGTACATATTTTATGTATCACCTAACGTGTTTACACTAGTAAAGCACAATGTTTACACAAAAACACGGCGCAGGAAAAAGGCGCGCATTATGTGCCTCCACATTTTGTAAACACCACCCTTTACATGGAAAATTCTAAAGCCGAATATGTAGCGATATATATCGAATACGGAGTTTACATGCCTCTAATGCGACGTTCAATATATGTCAAGGTGTATAAGGCGCGCGTGTATTTGCTATAGTAAATATGCGATACGCATGTCGCGCGTCTCCCCTTTACATAGAATTTTCCAACGACGTATATGTATCGATATATATCTAATCTACGCTTTACACATGTCGAATGTAGCACTTAACATATTTCTATTTTTCTTTTATATTCTTATTTTTTTCTATAATAAATAGAATATTACAAAAAAAGGGGGCCCGCCGTGTCTCTCCCCTTTACATATGCTTTTCCAACGGAGGACAGTATTATACCTTTTTCCAATGGCCCCTTTATACATTGTCAAATTGTCTCTGGATACTTATTTCCTCGAGGAAGACACATGTAAAGAGGAAAAAACGGCGACAAGATAAGGGGGATACCACGCCATGGTTTTATGTTTGTCAAGGGCAACGGCGGGCGAAAGCTTTATAAACATGGGAAATTCTTACAACCATGGCAACCAAAAACAAAAACCAAACAATGGGGGCGTACGCCCCCCAAAAAGAAACCCTTTTTTCCATAAACGCACTAGAAAAAGGCGCGCGCGTTAAAATAGTCAACAACGCGCCACAACAAGAGCAGGAAATAAGAAGACAACGCGCGGATTAAATATGCTAGTCACGACGTCTAGACAAAAAGCCGACGTGGACATGCGTATAAGTGTATTAGTTGACATGCTAGCAAAAAGAGACATGGTGCCTTATAAGGCGCACAAAATGTTTGCTAAAGAGCACTTCCTGCCTGTCCACGACGAATATTACCTGCGTTATGTGGCGTTGCAACGTAAGGGAGTAAGAGAGGTTGTTTACTCCGACAATTATATATACTTAAAGATAAACATGACAGACAGGGAGTATAATGAAAAATATTACGTCGTCGGAATTGACACCGACGTTAATAAACTGTTTATCAATAGAGTCAACTATGCAAACATAGGGGGATACCTGATAAATGCACGAATAACAGAAAACGGTTCACTTATTATACGCGTAAAGGAGAGTTTCTTTAGAGAGCGCGTGTTTGAATACACGACGGATATTCTAGACGACGAATACGTCGTGGATATAGGCAATGCTGACTTTACAACATATAGAGTCCAGGGAGACTTACAGATAGTCGTGCATAAGTATCCCAATGACTTTAATGTCATTGGCGCAATTGACAGACAGATAATGGAATACAGGGAGTATCTAATAGCTGACAAAATCGCGGCTCTACTAAATGATTATGGTATATCTTATCAAGTCAGAAAAGGCAACAGCACTCATTATGAAATAGTGATACCTGGAGGCACAGACAGCAGTAGGTGGTCCAAATATGCACGGAGGAATAGGTTAAGAATTGTGAAATTGTTAAGTGAATACTTTACTATAGAGTCTCCTAGCAACGTTGTAGACGACAACACGACGACGACGGTAAAAATGCGCGACGGAGACACACAAATTACAGTAGACATAATTTCAAGAGCATATTACTTAGACTTGGTCGGTGATACTATAATACGCACAATGGGAGAATTTGCTTACGAAAAAAGGCGCATGCTAGTAGACGACGTAATCAGACAACTAGACAAATTAGAGTCTCTTGACATGGTTAGACAAATTGGCAACCACCGCATCACGTTGAAAAACGTGATACCTGTATCCGTGGCGTATACACCACCTATAAAGCCTCTAGTGCTGGACCCACTGATACTCTATATAGTCGTGCCTAATACCTATATAGTTAATCAAGAGAGTGTAATAGAGTTTAACCATAAAGAGCACGGAATACGTAAAGTCAAGTTTGCTGACAAATACGTAATCAGAATAACGCATAATGACGTGCATAGACACGACGCGTCGCAACGCAACAAAGTTATATTATCGCGTATAGAGCCGTATAGACTATAGTATAGAGCGCACCACCATGCTAATCGAATTAATCGCCTTTTTAGGTGCAGCAGGAATTGCGATTACTGTATTCGCAATAATAGTTGCGTTGTCTGATAGGCCCCTAAAGGCGTTTATCACGGCCCTAATGCTTTTATATCCATTATTTTTTCTCTATATATACATTTTAAAAGAAGTTGCTAAACGTAAAGAGGAAAAACGCGCGACGGGCCCACAAGAGGGACAGCATTACAAATAACGCTTTTTAATTCCCTGCTTAAAAGACCTCGCCGTGTTCTTTACGTTCGTCAAGAGCAATGGGAGCGAAAAGTTTTTAAATCCGTGTTTCCATGGCAACCATGGCAACCAAAATCCCCCAAAAAATCCCCACGGAACAAATAATACAAACGATAAAGGACATGCTAAAACTGGACCCCAAGACGACGACGTACATATACGAAAGCTTGCGCGACGACAGATTTACCATGAACACGGAGGGAGAGGAAATAATCATGACAATAGGTCCAGTAGATTGCGACAGTGAGGGTTATGTTGACATAGCATTAACACCGTCGGAGGCAATTGCATTGGCGATAAGGTTAATCAAGTACGCCACGGAGTTGACAACAACTTAGGCTATGACAGCACCTATGTACATAAAAATCTCAAAAAACGGCGCGTACATAACCAGGAAACACGACGGAATAGAAATTCTTGCGCCAATGACATGGATTAGGCAATACGTTGAATACATGCTAACAACTAATCAAGAGATAATCGTGGAGGTGGTGCCATGAAAAACGTCGCGAATAGTAAGATACGGTTTACTCCTGTGACTATATTAAAACAAGGGGTCCTATATCTAGACGGTAATATGGTTTACACCGACGCATATGGCAAGTGGTTGTACGTGTCTGAAGACGGACAAACTGTTATTATGTTCAACAACGCAACCGACTTGATTAGAGACATATACAAAAAGAGCGACAATGAGGACTACGTTATCACAGGTTGGGACTTTTATCCGACGCGATTTACGTATCTAATAGACGACGCATATAACTATTACAACGCACGGTTTGAGGAATAATACAACTTTTTTCTCCTGTCTATATCTACGCCTTTTTCCCTGTCTTTTTACCTGACTATTTTTAACACGGCGCACCTACACTGGTCTCGAGACACGCCGTATATTCGACACGCCGACGCGACATACATAGAGACAAGACGCACGCCGAACAAAATAATGCGACGCACGGCGCACATAATATGACACATGTCACGCCGTATATTCGATACGCCGGGCCAGCGTACAGAAGATAATAATAATAACGCCGACACGGCGCCCTATAGTGACGCCGACACTCGCCGATATAATGTACAGCATAATGTGTGGGGGAGAGTTGAAAGGAATATAATATAAAAAATATAATATTATATAATATTATATTTTTTATATTATATTCCTTTCAACTCTCCCCCACACATTATGCTGTAC